ATTAAAAGTAAATGATAATAAATACTATGAAAATATAAAGGTAGTAATTAAGTCTTGTGATACTGCTAACATAGTTAAGGGAAATTATGAATATTCATTGGAATGTTTGTATAATAAGATTGTAAAGTATTTGAATACGGATTTGTTTAATTTTGAAAAGATAGGTGAGTATATAGTCAATTCTTCGCATGTAAAGCTATGTGACTTTTGATTCTTTCCTTTGAAGAATAATTGAAACAAAGAATGGGCTATAATGAATGAAGTAACAGCCAAACGCTTAGCCGTAGTTAGACATCTGTATCAACAAGGTGTTAGGCTTTCACAAACAGGTGAGCCAACTAAAGGCTTATCCGTCTTTTCTAATATAATATTAGTTTAGTGAAAAATCTACCATATCTTCCAGCAAGCGCACAACGAGTTGTGCCCCAACGAGATAGAAGCTGGAAGATAACTGGCAGAAGGCCGTTATCTACCAGCCTATCTACCAGCTACAGACACCTATCTTCCAGTTGCAGACATGCAACTATCAGCAGATATACAGTGCGCATATCGTTACTGCTATGCTAAATAGTTGTTACCGCGGTGCAAAACTGTTGTTACCTCATAGGGGGAATGACGTTTTCTCTCTGCGGTAATGGCTTTACCACGTTGTGAAAGATGTGTTGTCGATGTACGCTGGTACATAAACATCTAAGATAAATTAGAAATATTCAAAAATATTGTGTATCTTCGCAGTATTAATGTAAACAAAGAGGCTATATGTATATATCAAGGATAAAACTATTTAATTGGAAAAACTTCCACGATTGTGAAGTTGCGCTTTCGGAACGTTGTTTCATTGTAGGAGCAAACGCTACCGGAAAGTCTAATTTCCTGGACGTTATCCGCTTTATGCGTGACATAGTAAAGCAGGGAGGCGGATTGCAGGCTGCGGTTGCCCTCCGCGGCGGATTGAAAAAGATACGTTGCCTCGCAGCCCGACAAAGAACGGAGGTATGTATAGATGTGGACATCTGCGAAAATGGGCAAAGCAGTCCGAAATGGCGATATTCGTTGGAACTGTCGAACAAAGGCGGCGGAATACAAAAGCCATACCCTTTAGTGAATCGTGAGATAGCATACAACTATTATACCAAAGAGACGGTACTTGATCGTAAGTACAATAGCAAAGGCGAGGACTCAGAAACCTTGAAGTTTACCCATCTTGAACAACCGACAGCTAATGCTGAGTTCAGGGAGATTAAGGAGGTGTTCCAGACAACCGAATACCTGAATGTGATTCCACAATTTGTAAGGGATGCCGACTCTGTGATGTTATCGTCAGGAATGGAGGATTATTTCGGACGTAATTTCATGGAACGTCTTTCTCTGCTGAATACTGCAACACGCAATAAGTATCTTAAAATAATCAACGAGGTGCTTCTCACGGCTGTTCCACAATTGGAAAATCTGTCGTTTGTGAAGGACGAGAAAGGCGTTCCTCATATCGAGGCTAAATACAATCATTGGAGGGCTAAAGGCAGCAAGCAGAACGAGAAAATGTTCTCGGATGGAACCATACGTCTCATCGGTTTTTTGTTTGCCATGTTAGACGGCAGCGGCATTATTCTTTTGGAAGAGCCTGAGACGAACTTGCATACTGCCATCATTGAGGCGATACCAGAGTTTATTGCCAAGGTGCAGCGCAACAAGAAAAGGCAGGTCATCATAACAACCCATAGTTACGAGATATTGTCAAATCCGGGAATACGAGCCGACGAACTTGTTATCTTGCGTCCGACATCAGAAGGAACTGTTGCAAAAAACGCCAAGACGGACAATACCGTCAGTGCAATGCTTGACGCAGGTCTTTCTGCTGCCGATGCCGCAATGTCTGAGACAAAGGCGCAGAATGTAAACGATATTGGCAACGTTGTACTTTAAACCGTATAAGGCATGACAGAAGTTTTTATTGTGGGTGAGGATCCGGTTACACAAGAAATATCAGAGGGCAAGTCGTGTAAAGGTCGTGAATACAATTCTGCATTATTGCCATATATACGCACAAAGTGGAATGCAGAGAATGCGCGTAAAAATTCATACAGTTTAGACAGAACTATATTACGCATTCAATCTCTTTCGGCTGGAAGATAGGCTGGAGAATTCGGACTCTTAAGAAAATCTACCAGCCTTTATGTGGCTGAAATACAGAAGGTAGCAGGAATACTGGGAGATATGGAAGATTTTTTGCGTAACTGATTTGTTTTAAAGAATAGAGTTAAAATGATACCAAAAATTATACATTACTGCTGGTTCGGATGCAATCCGTTGCCCGAACTGGCGCAGAAGTGCATTGCTTCGTGGAAGAAGTATTTGCCTGATTATGAGATAAAAGAGTGGAATGAGGATAACTTCGATGTTAATATCATTCCGTATACGGCAGAGGCGTATGTCATGAAGAAGTATGCTTTTGTGAGCGACTATGCCCGCTTCTGGATTTTGCATAAATATGGTGGCATCTACTTCGATACGGACGTTGAGGTGATACGCCCAATTGACGACATCATCGCTCGTGGCAACTTTATGGGATTCGAGACCGATCCGAACCCTGCAAAGGGCGACGCGAGCAACGCGAGCGTCAACCCCGGCCTCGGCCTGGGGGTAGCCCCCGGCCTCGGGATAATAGAAAAGATGATGCACTATTACGATGGGCAGCATTTTGTGCATGAAGCGGTGATGAAGAATCAGATTACTGTGGTGCATATAGCAACCAAGGTGCTTTGCGATAATGGCTTGAAGAACGTGGCTGGTATACAGGAGGTGGCTGGTTGCTACATATATCCGGCAGAGTATTTCTGTCCTATAAATGTTACAACAGGTCGTATTCATGTTGAGAAGAATACTCGCACCATACACCATTATGCTGGCACATGGGTGGACAAGACGTTCTCACTGAAAGAATTAGTAAAGCGCATTCTGCCCGAGGCGTGGGTGTTGGCTTTAATTAACTTAAAGAATAAAATGCGATGAAAAGTATTTCAAAATTTTGCACATGGTTCTGGATAGTTTATTTTCCCGTGTGTATCGCATTTGCTGCTACAGTTAATTTTGACTGGAGTGATGAGATATTGACAGTCTTGCTATTGGCTTATGCTTTGGTGAAGCGTCGCTGTTTGGTGAAGAGCAAGCAGAGAACTACAGAGATTTCGATTTATATCCTCTTGATGGTTCTCTATCTTGCTTATTCGCTTATTATACAAGTGACGACGCCAAGAGGCGTATTCCTTGATATATTGCAGCAAGTGCGACCATACGCAGTGTTCTATCTGACGTGGATGATGGCGCCTGAGTTCACGAACAAGCAAAAGAGGCGCATAAAGCTGGTGATGCTTCTGTCGTTCTTCGGCTGCTTGGGTGCTTTCATATTCAAGCCGTCGTTGGTTACTCCGTTTGGTGGCGAAGAGTCGGCAGCTTTAGGACAGATTGCTCTTTGTTGCGCAATGGTTTATTATCTGTTCTCGAAGCAGACAAAGCGTAACAGAAACATCGCTATACTGATAATGTTGCTGGGCTTAATTTCTGGAAAGTCGAAGTATTTTGGCGAGTGTGTGGTGTTTATAGCTCTGGTGGTGTTCGTGAAGAGCAAAATCAATTACACGTCGGTGGCTACCTTGCTTAAGGTGGCGGCGTTGGGTGCTGTGGTTATTTTCTTCACATGGACAAAGTTTAATGCTTACTATGTGGAGGGCTTCCAGGAGGATGCTGAGGCTATGGCGCGTCCGGCGACGTATGAGACGGGTATGACGATTATGTTCCGCGATTATATTCCGTTCGGTAGCGGTCTCGGTTCGTTCGGTACGGCGGCAGCAGCTAAGGAGTATTCACCATTATACTTTAAGTATCATATGGATGAGATATTGGGCTTGACGCCTGAGAACCCGATGTTCCTTGCGGATGCCTTCTATCCGACGCTGGCGGAGTTCGGCATCGTGGGTCTGTTCTTCTTCCTGTGGTTCTGGAAGCGCCGACTGTGGGAGACGAAACAAATAAAAAACATGGTTTACTATCGTATGGCGTTGATGGCTATCCTGGCTCTCGCCTTGGAGAGCACCGCTGATTCGTCGTATCTCTCGGGTAAGGGTATGGGCTACTTCATGATCCTGGCGCTGTGTCTGAATGCAAACCGGCATCTTGCTGCACAGAATCAGACGCGAATGATACGCTAAAGATTGTGCGGGGAACACGAATGTTCTCCCACGGATGGCACGGATTTACACGGAAATTCGCTGCTTGGGGGGAGTTAACAACGGATGAAACGGATTAATCTGTGTTCTTGAAAATGGAAATCGTTGGGATATTCTGCAGCAGTAAATCCCGTTTAATCCGTTAAATCGGTTGTTAAAATATACTCCCACAGATGGCGCAGATTTACACAGAACACGCTGCTTAGGGAAATAACAACGGATTAAGCGGATTAAACGGATTCACTTGCTGCGTAATTATCGGATTAAACGGATGCCAACACGCTGCACCCCCTTGAAGGCACCCAAAATCCGCTTAATCCGTTTAATCTGTTGTTAATTCTACGCACCCTAACATCTGTGGTGATCTGAAATCTGTGGGAGAACATCGCAGCTTGCGTTATGTAAACAACGGATGAATCGAATTTAACGGATTCGTTTTTCTTGGTTGGTGCACCACTTGCTCGGTTGGTGCAGCTGAGACAGCTGCACCCCCTTGAAGGCACCCAAAATCCGCTTAATCCGTTGTTAATCCTACGCACCCTAACGATCTGTGTAATTCCGTGAAATCCGTGGGAGAAAATGCGCACCCTAACATCTGGTGATTTGTGACATCTGTAGGAGAAAATACACACGCTAAATTTGTGGATAAGAAAATAAGGTATAGAATATGTTGTTTAGATTATTGCAAAAGATAAGTTTGGTTCCTTCTTATTTATGGGATGCGATGTGGGCGCCGGTGTGGAAGCACGGCATGAAGCATTGCGGGAAAAACGTGTATCTGCGTCCGATGTCGTCGGACATAAAGGGATTGTGGAACCTCTCGGTAGGCGATGGTACGTCGATACCGAAGGGCAGTACGATCTACTGCACCGATGCGCCGTGCACCATAGGCAAGAAGGTGCTCTTCGGTCCGCACCCGACGATTATTACGGGCGACCACCGCATAGACGTGCTTGGAAAGTACATTGCTGATGTCACGGTAGAAGAGAAGTTCGTGAACGGCGAGAACCAGTACGATCAGCCAGTGACGATAGAGGACGACGTGTGGTGCGGCGCCAACGTGACGATACTGAAGGGCGTGACGATAGGACGCGGATCGGTGGTGGCAGCAGGGGCAGTGGTGACGAAGCCGTTCCCGCCGTATAGCATCATCGGCGGTGTGCCGGCAAAGCTGCTGAAGATGCGCTTCACCCCGGAACAGATTGAGGAACACGAGCGCAAGCTTGGTAAACAGAACTGAACGTATAGTATGGAAATTATTATAACAGCCCCGTCCTTGAACCCCAATGAGAATGTGAGTGGCATATCGTCCGTTGCGCAGTTTATCATCAGCAACAACGGTGGACAGCGCTACCTGCACTTCGAACTGGGCAAGAAGGACAAGGAGAGGGGAGGATGGCATCGTGTGCCAGCTTTGATGAGAAAGTACGGCGAATGGAAGAGGATGCTTGCGGAGCATCCGGATGCCATCGTCCACTATAACTTCCCACTCTCGAAGGCTTCGCTGCTGCGCGATCCGTGGTTCATGAGGTATGCGTGGAAGCAGGGGAGGAAGATGGTGGTGCATGTGCACGGCGGCTTGTTCCTTACGGCGCCGCATATACCCGGCTACCTGCTGCGCATCATGCGGTGGGTGTTCGGACAGAATGTGCCGTTCATCGTGCTGAGCGATATGGAGAAGGACATTCTACAGAAGCGCTTCGGAGCAAAGCGTGTAGCGGTGCTCCCTAACTGTGTGGACCTGAGTGATGCGGAAGCCTATGCGCAAGAGAACAACGCTTGTGTCGAATCGGAGCCGTTGCGCATCGGTTATCTGGGACGCATCGAGCCGAACAAGGGAATGACGGAACTGCTCGTCGCTTGTCAGCAGCTGAAGAAGGAAGGCGTGGCGTACAAGCTCGTGATAGCAGGAAAGGAACAGACGGAAGACGAGTATCTGCCGCTGTTCGAGGAGAGGCTCGGCGACAGTTTTGAATATGCAGGACTGGTGTCGGGCAAGACGAAGTGCGACTTTCTGAGAAGTCTGGACGCCTTTGTGCTTCCGACATATTTCGAAGGCTTGCCGATGTCGCTGCTGGAGACCATGAGCTACGGCACGGCGCCTATCGTTACGCCGGTGGGCAGCATACCGCAGGTGGTGAATGACGGCGAGAACGGCGTGTTTATCAAAGACCATGACAGCGACTCTATAGTGACAGCCGTGAAGCGGATGGACGAGAACAGGGCGTTGCTGAGAAAGTTGGGCGATGAGGCAAGAAAGACTATCTTCGACAAATTCAGTCCGAAGAAATACATAGAACATCTGAACGAGATATACGCTAACTGGCTATGAAAGACTTTGACAAGTTGAGGACACGCCTGAGGCAGTTCGGCGGATGGCGACTGGTGTGGCAATACGCCCGTATGGGAGTGTTGTGGACTGGCGTGAAGGCATTGGCGAGTTGCGTCGTGAGTGGCAGGTCGCTGAAGTCGGCTTATCCCGCAATAACAAAGCGGGTGGACGAGATTCTTGTAAGGAGATACAGCCATATCTTGAAGGAGAATAAGGATAGACACCAGAGAACGGAAGCGGAGAGTAGGGGCGAACCGGCTGTACCAAAGATTGTATGGTCGGCTTGGCTGCAGGGCATGGACAAAGCACCGGAACTGGTGAAGGCGTGCTTGGCTTCGCAAAAGAAGCACATGGTCGGTTATGAGTTCAGAGTGCTCGACTTGAATAGCTATCGGCAATGGGTGGAGCTGCCAGAATATGTCGTGAAAAAATATAGAAACGGACAGATGCCACCGGCTGCGTTCAGTGACCTGATAAGACTGGCGGTGCTGAAGAAGTATGGCGGAGTCTGGATGGATGCTACGGTGTTTTGCTCCGGGTTCGAAGACGAGAAACTGAAGACGAGATGGGAGAGCATCATGACGAGCGAACTGACCATATTCCGCTACTTCGAGCGTGGCAAGAAGGAGCCGGTTGGACTGTCGAACTGGTTTATTGCCGCTGTGCCGGAGAATGTTGTGGTATCGAACATCCTCGATATGCTCCAGGCGTATTGGAAGGATTTCGACTGTCTTGTCAACTATTATATCTTCCATCTGTTCTTGGGTTTGACTCTGCAGGCGTTCCCTAAGGTTGTGGCAAGGATGCCCCGTGAGAACAGTTTCCACAGTCTGCTTCTCGGCAACGCCTTGGGACGCACATATCGCGAGAATGACTGGCAGGAGCTGATAGAGCATGTGAGCATACACAAGCTCAACTACAGAAAAGCGGAGGAGGCAAAGAAGAATCCGAAGGGCTATTATAACTACATTATTAATACATTTCAAGATTGATGTTTCGATTAAAAAACTTAAATATACTTGGTAGCAAGGCGGAGCTTGCCGCGCTGCCTGAGGGCAAATTGCTCATTAACACAATAAATGTTCATTCGTACAACACGGCGCGTAAGGATGAACTGTTCGCTGAGGCGCTGACAAACGGTGATGTGCTTATTCCGGACGGGGTGAGCATCGTGAAGGCGTGCAGATGGATAAAGGCGAAGAGCCTGCCGAAGGAAAGAATAGCAGGATGGGATCTCTTCGAGTTTGAAATGAACAAACTCGAAGAATGTGGAAGAACACTCCGTTCGCCCCAGCGAACGGTAATGTTCATGGGCAGCTCGCAGAAGGTGCTCGACCTGATTGTGAAGAGGGCTGCGGAGGTATACCCGCACTTGAAGATCGTTACCTACTCGCCTCCTTATAAGCCTGAGTTCTCGGATGAGGACAACAAGGCTATCATTGATGCCATCAATGCGGTTAATCCAGACTTGCTCTGGATTGGTATGACCGCACCGAAGCAGGAGAAGTGGACTTATTCGCATTGGGAAGAGTTGGATATTCACTGCCATGTTGGAACTATCGGTGCTGTGTTTGATTTCTTCGCCGGTACTGTTGAGCGTGCTCCTATGTGGTGGCAGCGTCACGGACTGGAGTGGCTCTACCGACTGCTGAAGGAGCCGAAGCGCATGTGGCGCAGATATATCATCGGCAACACGCTGTTCCTTTGGAATATGCTGAAGGAGAAGGTATAGGGATAAACCTATGGGGCACGCAAGATTGTTGTGGTTTTATTTCTTATTTCGCCTGGTTTACAAATCGTGATATTTGTGTATACATTACTCGCCAAAGCTTTTGGTGGAGGCTTAACTAAAAAACGAAGGATATGATACAGAAGAGAACAAAAAGGATGGCAAGAACAGCCATTGTGGCGGCGTTATTGACGCTATCTCGACGCCGACGGGCGGATGGTCATACAGCCGCAATATAGCTCTGCACGCTCTTTCTCGAGCGGTCTTGCCCTCGTTTCGAATGGCGACTTCGGCGACGACTTCTTTTTCATAGACCTCGGCGGTACGAAGCGGTTTGAGCCGAAGAAGACGAATCCCAATCTCGTCGATCCACAGGCGGTGAGCGACTATGCGCCGCGTCTGGGGATCTGTACCGTGGCTCCAATGCAGGACGACAACGACGAGGACGACGGATACTACGCCCACTATTATAACGCCAGCGGCAATTCTTGTGGCAAGGCTCTTTGGGGAACGCCATTTTTTAAGTCAAACGCTTATGCCCGTAAGCTCGTCGATGGCGAGGAGCGCACCTGCATAGTGACGGGGGGCAGTGGCGCAGGCGACGTGGAAGTCGGAGCGGTGTCTGAGGTCGACTTCCATACTGCACAGTGGGGCACGCCGTGGGTGGATGAAGGCGGCGTCATGCACTATTCGGCACAACTGACGGACAACGGAATCGGCGTCGGTTCACAGTATCCTATGAGCTGGGAAGTAGGCGATTTCTCTGCCGACGGCTATGCTACGGCCTCAATCATGAGTCCCAACGGGATGATGAAGTTCACGGGCATTATAAACCGCCAAGGCATCTTTGTGGTAGTCTATCAGATAGAGGGCGGAGAGGAATAGCTCATGTGTCACCATTCTGACACTTTATTGACATTCTAAATTATTGCTGTCCGCTGGATAGTATCAGTCATTCTGATAAAGACAAGCGGAAACCTTAAGGTTGCATTATAACCTTTTGGTTTCCGCTTTTTTTTATTAGATCTTCTTAAGAAGAATTGCTATGCCTCAGCCTATTTTAAGCTAAACTTAAGCGTCTGCACATCACGGCTGTTGGGGCCGACCATGATGTTGAAGTCGCCTGGCTCACACTTATACTCGAGCTGCTGGTTGTAGAACATCAGATCATCGGGAGTAACGGTAAAGCTCACCGTCTTGGTCTCGCCCTTTTTCAAGCTTATACGCTTGAAGCCTTTTAATTCTTTCACGGGGCGTGACAAGCTGCCAACAAGGTCGCGAACATATAGCTGCACCACCTCGTCGGCATTGCGATCGCCAGTGTTGGTGACGTCAACCGTGAGGGTCAGGCTGCCACCCATCGTGAGGGTGTCGGATGAGAGTCGGGGTTTGCCATAGCTAAACGTGACATAAGACAGACCATAGCCGAAGGGGAATAGCGGATCGTTGTCGATGTCGAGGTAGTTGCTTCGGAACTTTGAGAACCACTTGCCTTCCTCAAGCGGACGACCTGTGTTGAGGTGGTTATAGTAGAGCGGAATCTGTCCCACGCTCTTGGGCATGGTGGCGGTTAGCTTGCCGCTCGGACATTTGTCGCCAAAGAGCACGTCGCAGATGGCATCTGCCGTTTCGCATCCTCCAAACCACACATTGAGAATGGCATCAAAGTTGTCGTTCTCCCATGTCATCACCGTTGGACGGCCAGAGAAGTTGAGTAGCACGATGGGCTTGCCAAGCTTCTTCAGGGCGGCGAGCATGTCGCGCTGGGCATCGGGCATGTCAAGGCTGCTGCGGCTGCAACACTCGCCGCTCATCTCCGACGACTCGCCCACGGCAGCCACGATGACATCAGCATTGCGTGACACGGCGATGGCCTCATCGAGAATCTCCTTGTCGGAACGTTTGTCGCGCTCAGATATTCCTGCATTAGCCTCAAGCTTGGTATCGTGCATGAAGTTGGAGCCTCTGGCATACAGCACCTCTGCTTTGTCGCCCACAGCCTCTTTCATGGCTTGCAGCAGCGTTTTGTTCTCATCGAAGCGGGCAACCAGGCTCCATGTGCCCGACATGTTGCGCTTGCTGTTGCCCAATGGGCCGACAAGGGCTATGCGTCCCTTTTTCTGCAAGGGCAGTATCTTGCCATTGTTCTTCAGAAGGACGAATGTCTCGGCGGCAATGTTGCGGGCCTCCGCGCGGTGGGCTGGAGTGAAGATCTCTTTCTTGGCACGCTTCTCGTTACAATAGCGATAAGGGTCGGCAAAGAGTCCGAGCTTCCACTTGGCCTCCAAGACGCGTCGGCAGGCGGCGTTGACAGCGGCTTCAGACACCTTGCCTTCGGCTATCGACTGAGCCAACGTGCCACGATAACCGTCAGACATCATGTCCATGTCGGTCCCGGCGTTCAGGGCAAGTGCCGACACGGTCTTGAGATCGCCCAAACCGTGGTCCATCATCTCGGCGATGGCAGTATAGTCGGTCACGACCATTCCCTTGAAGCCCCACATGCCACGCAGCACATCGGTAAGCAGCCAACGGTTGGCGGTGGACGGTATGCCCTCGAAGGTGTTGAAGGAGGTCATTACGCTCATGGCGCCTGCATCGACAGCGGCCTTGTAGGGAGGCATGTAATAGTTGAACATGCGCCAGCGGCTCATGTCGACCGTGTTATAATCGCGCCCCGCCTCAGAGCCACCGTAAAGAGCAAAATGTTTGATGCACGCCATCACGGTGTTAGGTGCCGACAGATCGGTGCCTTGATAGCCTTCAACCATGGCGCGGGCAACCTGGGAGCCTAAGTAAGGATCCTCACCACTGCCCTCGGCCATGCGTCCCCAGCGCGGGTCTACACAGATGTCGAGCATGGGCGAGAAGGTCCAGTTTAAGCCGTCGGCCGATGCCTCCTGTGCCGCTATCTGTGCGCTGCGCTTTATGGCCTGCATATCCCATGAGCAAGAGAGCGAGAAGGGAATGGGGAACACCGTCTCGTAGCCATGGATAACGTCCATGCCGAACAACAACGGAATCTTCAGGCGGCTTTGCTCCACCGCTATCTTCTGCATGTCGCGTATGTTCTTCACGCCTTTAAGATTGAACAGTCCGCCCACTTCGCCGCGCGTTATCTTTCCGGCGATGTCGCTGCTTTTGGCCTGTCCAGTAACGATTGTTCCAGTGACGGAGAGGTTTAGCTGTCCGATTTTCTCTTGTAGTGTCATCTTAGCCATCAGGTCATCGATAAACTGGTTCATCTTGCCTTCGTCGGCTGCGTGTGTCTTGGCCTGCATGCTGCACAAGGGCAGCAATGCCAATGATGCCAATGCTAAAAATTTTCTGATTTTCATAAGTGTGTGATAAAAACGAATTAAAGGTGGGCCGATAAGACTCTTCATGTCGGCCCTGTGTGTAGGGCGGCTGCGGCACACTGACTTCGTAGAGCAGGTTGTCGGTGTTGCGCACAAAGTTAGTATAAAACTATTAGAAAGAAGATAAATTCCTTTGATTTAACACTAACTTGTGTTTAACGACATGTATAAATCTTTGCGTATGGCACATGAAAAACTTCTTATGTGTGAAACAAACTTACACAGGTGTGGGCTATATCTTGCAATTCCATTAACTTTAGCAATGTAGATGGGAAGGTTTACAGCGCTTTCATATTTTGTAGACTTTTTCATAACTGTATCTTTAATGTCTGCGGCAAAAGTATTATGAAGGTGTTCCAATTATTAGCACAGGTTGAAAAAACTTCTGTTTTTGTGAGTTTTTACAAGAAACATTTAACCTGTATTGATAATTGGGTCAGCACGTCAATATCTTTGCCGGCAAATAACGATAAAAACATGAAATATGGCATTGTACGAATTGTTACACAAGGTATCGTTTGACGAGATTGCGCCATTCTTGTCGAAAAGCTATGACGCAGGCAGAAGATGTGATTATTTAAAGGAACTCATTAAGAAATATGATTTAGCGAAGGGCCTCAACCAACACAATAGTATAATAAGCATAAGTGCCTCACCAAAGCATCCTCTTCAGCCACAAGAATTTGAAACCTTGCAACGTTTGTTGTACCGAAGTGTCAGTGAACCGCAGTTTTGCTTGAAAGCAGATGATGCTCTTGAGGAGGACTTGCGGATTGATTTCGCTTTTTACAGTATGTAATTTAAGAATAAGGTTAAACGACATTTTAAATCAAGATTAAATATGATAGCACAGGAAATATTCAGATTGCCAGCTATTGATTTTATCGAAGCTAAAATATGTGATCTATATTGGCAGTATGAGCAGCATTGTTATTACAACAAAGCTGAGAAAGAGGCTATAAAGCAACTGCTTGCCGTGCGTAAGCGATTGCTCGACAAGGAGTTTGTCATGGATGACCATTATAAGCAGTTGCTAAATGACTTTAACAAAGCCCTGACGGAACAGTTGTTGCAAATGCGCCTTGCCGTCATCTCTGCCTATAATGCAGTGAAGCAGACGGCAGGTGACCATGACGTTACTGCCATAGGCAAGTGCTTTATGGCATATCAGTTTTCTCCTTTACATCCCAAACAGTCAGAATACGAAAAAGAGATTTGGAACATCTTGTGTGGCGTATATGATGATTTTGTGCCGTTATACCAAGATGGGGTGATATATGGAGGTTGGACTTATCGTGGAGACAAACTGGAATCGGAAAATAATATGCTCTACTTGAGCGAGAAGACCGACAACTGGAATGAAGGGTTAAACCCGGAGCTGACTTCCGACATGCATCTCATATATCCGTTCCACAACCTCTATGAACATACATGCTTCTCAATCTTTGACCTTTTATGGGTGCGCGATTTTAATGTGGAAATCTCCGTGGAATACGATTATGCAACATATAAGGAGTGATTTTTTAGCATGGATGTAATGACTAAAATTTTTTGTAACTTTGGTGCACACCAACACTACATGCGCTCTCTTCCGTTGCATCTCTCACAGAAAGAGCTTTGTTCTTGCGCCGAATATGCCGATTTCGAACTTACGCTTCGTCCCACCTACGACTTCATAATGGAGTTGCAAAGATATGGGACTATGATAGAAGTGATGGAACCACAGTCGCTAAGGCAGACCATGAAATGTTGTATAAACGATCTTTGCGAATTGTATAAAAACGATTAATTGTCAAACTAAATAATATTTATCTATCTCTATTTAAGATCTTATCTATGGATAGATAAATCTCTTCTTCGGTTTCGTAAGGAATAATTGTAAAATATGCATTACCGTTCAGCATAGCAGATATGTTTGATTTTCTTTTATCGTAGAAAATGTAAACGGGTATGTTATGCGCTTCGGCATAGGCCAACTCGTAACCCACGCCATGGGATGGGCAGGTGCATTCTGCTATTACGAGGTCGCAGCTTTTCAACCACTCGGTATCTCTCTCGTAGATATGTACATCAATTTCTTTTGTTTGAGCCTTCAAACTCATATTCGATTTTCCAATGTGTTCAGTGAGCACTATATCAGTCTTCTTTATATAATTGATAATCTTCTGATACAAAGCTGCATCAACCCGACCACCTCGGATTGAACCTGCAAAATATACTTTCTTGTTCATGTTGTTTGTTATTTGTTTAATTTTTATGGATAACTATTATTCTGATATGTTTTAAGGAGGTAAAATTGTAATGTTACTGATTACCAGTGTTCTCCCTTTTACGAATGCAAAGTTAACAAAAGTCTTGTTTTTTACGTCATAAACTTGACTTTTATATTGTTCTTTAACCCTTTTCGTGCTATATTCCATTTGTATAGTTGTGATTAGTTTTGCCAATGCACGACTACTTATTCGTTATTATCGTTATAAGATAGATTTTCCTCAAAATTAAGTGTCTCGTGCGGTACGCTGTTAGGCTTGTTAGCCTGCGTAGTTCAGTCACTATTGTTGTCGCTGAAACATCGCCGATGATGATCCGCCACATATACCAAAATGTTTTGGCTCCAGACTTGCGGTTTCGAAAATTTTGCGTATATTTGCGGTATAACCAATTAAATCGTCTGCTATATGATAATACTACCCGACAGTTTCTGGATTTTATTCGTGATAATAATCTTTTGCTTTATAATAAAGGAGGCGAAGAATGGTGTCTCGCATTCTTTAAATCCAGAAAAAGCTAAACAAGAACTCGAAGACGCCAAGGAATCACTTGCGTTTACAAGCCGTACAATGTGGCTTACACGTGTTGCAAGTAGAGAATCGCGACGCATGGAGAAACGCCTTGAATATCTGTACCGTCTACGCAAAAAGGCTGTAAAACGCTTTGGTGAGGATTCTGAGCAGGTTGTACGTATAGACAAATGGTTGAGCGAGGTGCGGCGATACATGCTTGAATTTTCAAGAGTATCGACATGTGACAAAAAACAATAGGCATTATGAGCGCAAACGTGACAAGATTACAATAAGCTTGACGCACGCTCCCAGTACCGTTTTCAGTACCACCCAACTGGTACTGGAGTTTCACTTATGTGGTACTGGCGAAGAACTTGTATGAATTGTGCAAGCAAAGCAAGGAAAGGTTTCTTCTCCTTGCCTGCTGCAACATAGAATTTTTTTTGTATTGGTCGGTGTTGGAAAAACTTCATCATTGTGATGTTATTTCGTTATGATTGTCTTTGAATTTCACATACCTTTCAATACAATCTTCAATCATTCTTATATAATATGAAGAGTCATGGTCTGATTGATTGTCAATTGCAATATTAAATCCTTCGCCATACTTTTTGTAGTATAGATCGAATAACTTATTCCAATTATTATCATACATATCAATGTATCCCCATGTTTGCCAAGCAAAGTGGTAATTTTCGTCTTTGTATTTATACACAAAGAACATAGGTACAGCAAAATAGTAGTTTACACCTTTTATTTCCATGTACCGTCTTTCGTCTTCTGCTTCAAATATAATGTTAACATTGTTAATGAATGAGTCTAAGATGTCCTCACGATTATTGCGCATCAATTTCACCGTTAAATATAGATACCTGTTCAACCATAATGATGGAGAGTTTGCCTTCCATTCAAGTTCGTATCCAGAAGTATCCTTTATGAGATTCTTCCATATTGCATCATCGATTAAAATCTGTATGATTCCATTATTATTATCTACAATTTCATTCGGTGATAAAAGCAGACCATTAACACATTCTGAAAGCGATTTGTCTGTTAGAACTTGCTTCCAACTCTCTTTTTTAGCATCAAATACCGGTTCCCGCCTGATATCATCCCATTCTTTGCAATGAGAAATAAGCACTTGGTTAGCTTTTACCTTCTTTTCCTCTGTAAGTCCATCTTTGGTAAAGAGGTCCATGCAGTTACAAAGTTTGGTCGCAAACTTCTCCCAAGTGTTTTCTCCGTTGCTATTTCTGTAGAGGAACCGGATGGAACCATGAAAGAAAGCCCATTCTTCAGCTTTCTCTATTGCATCATTCCAATTACTCCATGGACCAAGTTTTTCCTCGTTCCAATCACTGGGTTTTGACTGATCTATATGATGTATTCTAACTGCCTTTTCTGTTTCCTCTTGTGCTTGCTCTGGAACATTTTGGTCTATCCTTTCCATAATTTGTGGAGAATACAACGAATTATCCCCTGAATCTATGAATTCTTTAACAAGTTCTATTCGATTGTCGCGATTCTCGTATTGTCTGCTTACATTTTCGAGAATGTTCCACATTAAGCGCAAAGCCTTTAAGAAATTATGACTATCTACATTATTGAATGTCTTAAAGTATTCATAACAACATAGCGTAAAATCAAGGTCATTGTTGTTCTTTGGATGAAAGAATGTATCAAATAAAGTTCTGTTTCCAAAATAGGGCACTATGTTTTGGTGGTGGTCAAGAATGGTGTCAAGCATCCTTACGCATGTGTGTGCTATATTCGAAGCAAAAGATTTGCTGTCAGAACTTGTTTGGTGTCTTTGGATAATGTCTGCAAAATCAGAATAAGGAACAAATGGTAGTTCTATCTGATTCCATGTTTCATGGGTGTAGTCAGCAAGCAGCTTGATGTCATTACCGCAATCCTTTACGGCAGATTTCCTCGCTTCGTAAGACATAACTCGTGCATATAAAGCGAAAAGAGCATTATCCGGCAATTTATGTTGTTCTCCTGAACAAGTGAAATAATTATTGGATAGTTCTTCCATCTTTTCATCCCATGTATCTTTAATATCTTTAGGCAAAGACTCTGGAAATTTACATTTGAAGTTCTCCCACTGAGTCAATTGCAAACCACGGGCATTCATCTTCATGTAAATATCATCACCAAAGGAATCTATTTTCAGTTCAAATCTGATTTGTGAGGCAATGGCCTCCAAGACATTATTAGCTGTAATGATATCTTGGTGTTTATTCCATTCTTCATGAATGGTGGAAAGCATTCTTATCATAGAAGCTACGGTTTCATCTTCTTTCCAATAATCCAAAAACCAATCTTGACAAAGTATATCAGGATTAGGGTCTTGGGTAATGTCCCATCTTGAGTCTTCACATGTCAATGTCTGGCAGAATCGTTTGGCATTGATTCTGTCTTCATAAGTAAAACGAGAAAGCAAACGCAGTAAGTCCTTACGGTCAGAAGGTTCTGCCTTTTCCACTGCGTATCTTGCAATCAACCATAAGGTGGTCAAGCGTTGCTGACCATCAACGGGTACAAATGAATCTTCTCCATCTGTTTTGATGGGACCATAGATGAAATGCAGATTAAAATCACTCTGCTTTTTTTCTATTGCAGTGAAGATTTCTTTTATAAACTGTTTACGTACGCTTTCGGCTTTGGGATTATTGGCTCCCTGAACATAATGACGCTGGATGCCGGGTATAACGACACGATACCTTGACAACAAGGCAAACAGATTGTCAGGTATCTCGATATATTGTTGTATGATATTATTACTCATAATGTTAATGGAGTCTTTAATGCTGTAATGAAGTTTTTTATTGTTTTTTTATTGAGCTGTAATAAGCTTTTTTATCTTCTTCCGACCAGTATGGAAGCGTCATTTTCAATCCTGTGAGAGATTTCATAAACACGGCCTCTGTTACAGGTGGAGCCCAATATGTAATCCATCTTTCATTTGACCATTGAACAACCAATTCCCGTTTGCCTTCAAACAGTTTGTTGTTAAAAGAAGAGTTTGCGTCTCTTGGCAATAATGCAAGGTTGTTTATAGAATTGTCTTCTGTTGACGGATATCTACTGCCAAGCTCATCAAACAGCCATTTATCGCCTTTATTTTCCTTGCATTCTTTTTGGTAATCCTCAAACTTTTGAGGCGAATATTTTTCTCCTAACCAATCTTTAAACTCGCTTTCGTTAAGGTCTTTTTGATTTCTTGCAAATATGTGTTCCATTGTCCAGACATCCACTTGACGATGTTTCTCAAAGCTATAACGATAAGGCCATCTCTCCCAACAGAGAGCCGCATTGCTCAGCAGAAGATAGTTGAACAATCCGCTATCCCAATTCTTAAAGTCATCTTTATCCGATTTAGGTTGATATCTTGCCATACCTTCTATGATGTCCAAAATATGATTATCATTATTTATTTTAAAAACAGATTCATTATTTCCTCTTCTGTGAACAACAGCTCCAAAAGCATGATACATAAGAGGGTCGTTATACCATTCTGACAAACGATAGAATGCCGAGTATATCATTTTCCATATCGTTACACGCGACTTGGTCTTCAGTTCGTCAAGAATTCTTGTAAGAAAAGGAAAAACCTCTTCCTCTTGTTCTGTCTTCGTTGGAATTAATCCTGCATAGCGCAACAGAACAGTCATTCCATCATCTTCTTTCCAGGTATTACGTGGCGTTATGAATGAAAAAAAACTATTGTTATTAAGCATGCGTTCAATATCGTCCCATTCGTCAGCACGCGCTTTCGTTACATTCGATGTCTCGTCATTTCCTAAAGTCAGCATGACGCATTTTACCAATTCTGAATCTTTTGCTGGAATTTTACCGCTATTAAGATCGTTGAATGTGGACAATTCTTTAGCCTTTTCAACTTCATAGTAGAGAAATTTGCAACACTCTTTAATCTTTTTGCAGAATTCGGTTCTTCTTTCGGGTCCAATCTTAACCAATTTTTCCTCAATAACGTCTTTGGCCATATTCATGAAATACTTATCGAGAGCCTGGTTCGCCTCACGGGCATAGTCAATTGGTAATTCGCCACTTTCCTCACCGAGTATCAGCTTTAACGTGGTAAGTCGCTGTTGTCCATCCACTACATTTACTCTATTATTCTCTGTATCTTTAGCAACAGCTAATGCCTGGAGAAAATAGAAAGGAGTGGATTCGGTGGGACTAAAAGAGTCAATATCATCTATCAGCTGACTGACTTGTCGGCTTTTCCACCTATACCCTCGCTGATAGCTGGGAATAAAGAAGTGGATATTGTCGTTTTTAAAATCAACTATTGATTTAAGTGAAATATTCTTTCCCATAAGTTTTCTTTTTTAGCTCATTTTCTTTATTTGTCATTATAGCAACCTCTTCAGCTTAACAAAGAGATTCAGATAGAGTATCTAATATAACTTGTCTATCTCCATTAGCAATAATGATATCATATCTAACATTATTCCTTATACTTGTTCCACATCCTATTTACTTTTCCTGCAATCTCCTTACGTAGCCATAGCGGCTCGAGCACTTCAAGGTTTTCACCATTCCATAGCAGTTCCTGTTGGAAGTCGAATGTCGGGCGCACATGCAGTTCAAAGATGCTGTATTCATCTGTTTGCTCAGTCTCTTGTTGCGACTCATGCAGAGGAAGGTCGCGCAGGTAGTTAGCCTGACTGGTACTGACCTTGATTTTTACCTTCTCAATGTCGGTGCCATCGCCAGGAATTACACCTATACAACCATTGAAGTATTCCTGTGGATTGAACTCTTTAGGATATTCAAACGTGTGGCTCGAAAGGCGGAAGTCATGTATGCGGTCGAGACAAAAGACGAGGTCATAGCCTGCAGGCCAATTACGCCCCACCAAATACCAGCGTTGGCGGAATAGCTTTACGCACAATGGCATCACGTAATGGTCGCGCGTGTCACCTTTCCAGTAGTTGAAATAGTTGATATGAATGAAGCGGTTCTTCTTCATCGCATCTATGATTAGCTCCAGATATTCCCTGCCACTGGGCACGTCTTCAAGGATAATCCTGTTCTTGACAGATTTGCTTTCAAGGAGAAAATTACTCACCGATAGCGTACTGAGCAACCAATTTTCAATACTTCCACTCTTCATATCCTCCACATTGGCGATGTAATACCTATATGGAGCGGTCTTTTCGCAGTCTATCGACAATCCGAAGGTGTCGAAGATATTCCACTTCCACTTATGGAAAGTGCGCTTCAACATCTCCTCACCACCGCTCAAATCTACATTATCCATCCAGCGGCGGTTCAATTCCTCGAATGAAATCTTATGTGCCCGATAGATGGTCTCCACAATCCACACGAGTTTGTTGGTTTGATTCAGTGCCATATTTGTCATTTATATAGATAACGTTTCGGCTGCTAAGATATTGCTATGGTGTGTCTTTTTTTCATACCATCATAATCAATCTCGCTCTACAAGGTTGCAATTTTCAACCTTATAGGTGAGAGAAGCAGCTGCATAAAAGTTGGACCAATAATTTTTCGCCTAACTTTTCATCTGTTCCAGTCTCCCATGTATATTCTGCTTTGTGAAACTTATTTGCAAAGAACGAGACCAACTGACATAACTCACTCGTTTTCAACGGATATACTGATGCAGTAATAAACTGTAGCACAACCTTGTCATATTGTTCGCAATCAATCATTGCATAATCTTCAAACTCTCTGATTATACTTTCCACTCGCAACTCACCGTCATTAGGAAAAGAAATAATTCTTCTTTTTAAGACAGCACGTGCTTGTTGATTTTTGACATTATCTTTCATTTCTACAAAGGTACTGATGTGAATAAAGTTAATGTTTTCGGTGTAGCTATCGTGATTGTAAGATAAACCGGTAATGATTCCATATAGTCACTTAAAGGAGGCATCATCTTCTTCATCTCATTATCGTCATAGGCGGCCATGGTAATTGCCAAAAGATATCTACCATTTTCTTTTATATATATTGACTTTATATGTTCAAGAGCATCTGTTATGTCTTTTTTATACACATACGAGTGGATAGATATTACGTTCCTTCCTCTTATAATTATTAAGAAATCAGACAAATCAAAGCATATCATACTATGTTTCTCTATACATATATTATATAGTTGCAGAAACTTTTTCAATTCGAGGTATGGATTGCTATCCGCATGAAAAGACAATATAGAGAAAATGTCAGATTCTTCTTTGATACTGAGTTCAGGATTCATTGTTATTACGACATTCCTCCTTGCACATGTATGTGTTTCTAAGATTTCATTAATGTTATCGGCTCCTTTGTCGGTAGACACCAACACGACATTAACATGTACATTTGGGCTATTCTTTATTGAATATATTCCTTCAGAGCGAAGCTCATCGATTACTTGCTGACTAACATAATCTGCTGCTATCAGTCGCAAAGATTCAAGTGCGATTTTTTCCATTTTATTAATGCTTATATCTTTATTATCAAAAATACAGTGCAAAAATAAAATGGAGCTATGCCAACTGTGGGCACAACTCCATTTTATAATGAAATAATATAAAGTTACACTATGTTTTTATGATCTTTACGCACTTGTAGAATTCATTTTTTGTATGAGCGACATAATCTGAGCGAATACGATCTTTCCTTGATTCATGATTTCAGTCTTTTGCAATACAATTTGCAAAAGTACAAAATCTTTGTCGCAGATTTGTCGCAGTCTAAAACGAAAAAACGACATAACCAGTTGTATTACAACTTGCTATGTCGTTATTAGTTGCGGAGGCAGGATTGAGCTGCTATTGCTGATATATTCTACCCTCTTGAGGCAATAGCTTTGGTTATACATTATTGCATTATTAATGGTCTCTATTCTGTCCATATTGCAGGACCATGTCAAGCCTCGCACCAAGTTCAGCATTGACATTTTTTAAATCTTCTATGCGCTGGTTCTTCTCCTCTATGAGCATTTTCAGAGCTTTTACCTCAGCCTTTAACGACGTCACATCGGTATTTACATAGCTACTATTAACCACATTATAGTGTCCGTTTATAGTAGGTACGTCCGACGTACCGTCCGACTTTATTAAGATGTCCTCTATTGAACATCCTAAGACCTCAGCCATTCTCACCAATGTTGAGACTTTGACATCTGGCCGAGCATCAAAGTATGTTATAGTATTGTGCGTCTTCGCTCCCCAAAGACTCTTGCTAAACTCACCAATACTAATACCTGCTCGCTCAAGCAGTTCTCTCACTCTTTCGCTTTTTACCGTATTATTTTCGTACCTCATACTTAATAAAGGTTAAATCCTACTTTGTCAAGGGTTAAAATCTCAATAAAGTAGGTGATTGTCCATTTTTTGTTTATATCTTTGCAGCAAAGTTAGACACTAAAAACGACATAAACAAACAAATGGAACAGATTTTCAATTCATTGGCCCCGGAGGGTTACTTCGCTAACCTGACGAAAAAAGAGAAGGGTAAATTCCTCAGATACCTGATGGTTACATACGATTTGAACTATAACACCATCCGGCGTAAGCTATCTGGAGTCGCAGCTTACCAGCTTAACACTCTCGAGCGCATGGCTTGCACGGAGGCTATAAAAAAGGAGGACTTATGGCGATACTAAAAATTTTGGAGTTTTTCGTTACACCAGACGGCTTTGTTTACTACAAGAAGCCTGGCGAAGAGTCCAAGCGACTCACCAAGTTCAACACCGATATCGTTGACGAGCTGCACAATGTCATCAAGACGAGGTTTCCTGAGGGGTATGCGGCGCTTGCTAAACTATATCGCCACAACACCTTCAAGATGGTTGAGCGTTTCGTGCGCTGCAACTTCGGCGAACATGATTTGCTGACTCAAGATATCGAGCACGATATCCTGCACTTTGAAGAGGTTCGATGCCCGCTACGCGGCATGTGTGAGTTCGAGCGAGTGATATGTCGCCCTAAGACAATGGTCAACCTCTCAAAATGCGAACGAGAGATTGCCGACCTCTACCTCGAGGGACTTACATTTACACAAATCGCCGAACGGCTCGGCAAAAATGCACATACTGTCAAAGTGCAGCTCATGCGCATCAAGGTCAAATGTGGCGTTAGTCATTGTCGCGATATCATTAGAGTCTTACGTCTTAACAACTACTAAGTGGTTCTAATCTGCGACACGTGCAAGCATAAGCGCAACCGAACTCAACGAGAAGTTTACTGAAGCTGAACTCAAGGCGCTCGGCCCAAAGGTGACACAAGACCATGTCGATGCACTTCATTGGCATTCTGTCAAATGGATAGCAAATGTCAAGGACCGTAAGGTGACGGTCAAGTATTCTACCGAGCACTATCCTATATTCATGCGCGAGTGTGTTATCAAAGAGGCTGTGGGCGACCAGCCGGAAGAGAAATTCTATAAGGTTTATGAGCCTTATAACTGCGATAAAGGCTTCCGTTTCTCGTACACGCCTGCAGGTGCAAAGCCGCGCTTCTATATTAACGGGCTTGCGGAGCTCAAGAAGGCATACCGTGACTTCAATGCCAAGGAAGAGAAAGAGTGGAACGCAGCACACGAGGACGGCAAACCGTACAAAGAGCAGAAGCTGCCAGAAGCGGTTATCTGCTCTGGTGAACGCGACTCGCTTTGCTGCAAGTCCATGGGTTACTTTCCTCTGTGGTTCAATTCCGAGACCTATCAGCTCTCGGTCGACGAGTATAAGGAGATAATGAAGTACGTCGAGGTACTCTACAATATACCCGATATCGACGAGACGGGTCGTCGCAAAGGCAGGGAGCTTGCACTGCGCTTTATCGACATACATACCGTATGGCTTCCAGAGAAACTACAAACATACAAGGACAACCGAGGCAAACCTCGCAAGGATCTGCGCGACTGGCTCGAGATACACAGTGAGCGTAAGGATTTCCGTAATCTGCTAAGAGTGGCCATGCCGGCAAAGTTCTGGGTGCAATACTACACCAAAGAAGGCAAGATGAAAACGGAGGTGGATACAGCCTGCCTTTATAATTTTCTACAACTTAACGGCTTCTATGCACTCCATGATGACAACTCTGCGGTGACGCAGTTTATACGCGTAGAGGGTAACACTGTGATGCGCGTCAATGTCAAAGAGATACGTGAGTTCATCCGGCGATGGGTTGTTGATAGATTCGAGGACCGTAACATCCTCAACCTGGTGCTCAATACTACTAAGCTATCTCCTGCAGCTCTTGAGTCGTTGCAAGAGATTGACCTGGACTTCACCAATTACACTCCAGACTCGCAGTTCTTCTTCTTTGCTAATAAGACTGTCGAGGTGTGCGTGCCTACTGTATCTTGTCCGGATGGGTTGAAGGAGTATGATCCAGGTGCAGATAGCTTACACAACTTCGTTTGGGAAGAGAGCGTCATTCCTCATAGATACAAGGCTTTGCCCGATATGTTCCGCATTACGCGTAAAGAGGGTGACAATGGTCAAACGTTGTTGGATATAGATATCCTTAACGTGAAGAGCAACTTCTTTGGCTATCTTATCAATACCTCACGACTATACTGGCGCGAGGAAACGGAGTTACCCTTCGGCGATGACCGCGAGGCTTCAGCGGCATACATCAAGGCTCATCCGTTCTGCATTGATGGTGAGGGGCTGCAACCTTACGAGATAGCAGAACAAAAACAGAATCTCATCAATAAGATATTCACATTTGGCTACATGCTACATCGATACAAAGATTATGCGCGCTGTTGGGCACCAATGGCCATGGACAACAAGATAGGCGAAGAAGATGAATGTAACGGACGCTCCGGCAAATCTTTCTTCTTCAAAACGCTCTCGTTTTTGGTTAATACGGTTAAGTTGTCCGGACGCAATCCGAAGCTCATGGATAATCCTCATGTTTTTGAGATGGTCAGCCAGTTTACAGGTATCCTGCTGATTGACGATTGCGACCGATATCTCAATCTTGGCCCGTTCTACGATAACATCACGAGTGATATGACGGTCAATCCGAAGAATAACAAAATATTCACTGTAAAGTTCGAGGATGCGCCTAAGCTTGCTTTTACCACGAACTATGTACCGCAGAACTTCGATCCGTCTACTGAAGCTCGCTCTCTGTATATGGTATTCTCCGACTGGTACCATCAGAAAACCGAGGATAATGATTATCGAGAGACAAGAGATATTCGTGCTGACTTCGGCAAGACTCTGTATGACTACGAGTATAGCGAGGACGAGTGGAACGCCGACATTAACTTTTGGCTTCAGTGTTGTAGGTTTTACCTCTCACTTAAAGACTCTGGCTTAAAGCTGCAGCCACCTATGGCCAACATGGTGAAGCGTCATCTTAAAGCTTCCATGGGCGCCAATTTCGAGGACTGGGCAGAAGGCTACTTCTCACCCGACGGCGAACATCTTGACGAATTCCTGCCACGTGACGATGTCTTCAACGAGTATCAGCGCTTTGCCAACGTAAACCGAATAACAATGCAGGCATTCACCAAGAAACTCAAGTCGTTTTGCATACTATGTCCTTGGATTGACTGCATGAATCCGCCTGACCTCTGCAATACGGGCGGTCGAATACAGCGATCAGTGATGGTGGCACCAGACAAGCGCAAAACCAAGGACATGATTTATATACGCTCTATCCCATTAGACACCAAAACGGACGCAACCGAACAAGACCTTTGTTTCTCAACAGAAGACGAGAAACCTTTCTAATATTACTTTATCATTTCGCTTTAATCTTCAATGGGTAGGCGGGCTGCAGGTTTTAAAGACCTATGCAGCCCGCCTTTATTTTTATCACAAACTCGCTTGCATCATTAACAGACTGTTCCATTCTTCCACAGGTTTTTGTAGGCTCGACTCTCATGGCGGCCTTTTGCTCCCCGACACCCCTTTATTATTCTGTACAAAAACTTTGTGATTTTGTAATGTGATGTTCCAAAAAATCAAAAAGATAAGTAAATTAAGGGGTTACGGCTTGTTCACAAACTATCACAAAAGCCTTCACAACTTCATCACAAAAAAAATAAGTTTGCAACACCATTCGAGCCTTGTATTGGTGTCACATTCTTCAATGTGCAATCACAAAACGCAACACAAACTTTGTTTAAAGTCAAAACACTGATAGCCATTCACTTAGCCATCATTATCATACAAATCACAACTTCACAAAATTTTCTTGCAACTTTATACTTAGCCGCACGTAAGGTAGAAGAAGGAGCGCACAGAAGACAGAATTATTAAGACTTTTACCTCTACAAAGTAGGTTTATTGGTAGATTTTTCCTACTTTTGTAAGACAAACAAAATTTCATCTTAAACCAAGAATCTGTGTCAAAATATCTCGTCTACATCTCCTTCAAGCCGTTCATAGCTCAATGGCTGCGCCATCACTTCGGCGACCCTGTAGTATTCCCGGCTCAAAGCGCCGAGAATGCTTGCATCCGTCATTTTCTCACGCGCCAGCCTGGTTCGTTACCGCTGACACGTGGCGATGATGATGTTGCTATCTGCATCCCCGACTCAAAGCAGAAGCCGGTCGTCACCTACAACTACCTTTCTGGCAATGCCCGCAAGGCTGTTGCCGAGTGCATCGAGGACACATTCAGGCTCCAGCTTTGGCGCGATCTCGCCGACATCGAGCTGTGCCAGTGCACACTACTCTCTGCTGTTAGAGCGTGGTGCGAAGCTAACGGCATAGATGTCGAGTACGACTACACGCTAAAGATGCGTTTCCAACGTATGCGCAACTCCTACCTTAAGCATGGTATCGACCTCAGACGCAGATCTCGAGTGCGCGACAATAAAAACTGTTAAATATTCTATAAATCGCACGGACAAGATGCCCATTTTTGTTCGCGCCCGTTCGTCACTTATGTTCAACATATAAATATAGCTCTATATGAAGTCGATAAAGCTCGTTAAGTCTGTAGCTTATGCTTACAGCACCCAACTCGAAGGCTCGGTCCTCATCGCCAACCGCACCATCCGCATCCCATCCAACATCTTGTGGCGCTCAATTTGTGTCAAAGATCATCCGTCTATGGTCTCGTCTACCAAGACAGATGACAAGAACAAGGTTATAACCACCACTTTGAAATTCCTTACACCTGACGATTTGAATATCAAGCGCCGTCATCTGGTGTTCAAGGTGACACTCATCGACGATCGTCAGTTTCTTGTTGGCTCCTCTGAGCGACCTTACCCGTCTGTAGAAATCACCGAGAACTGCCCCGATGCTGTCAAAGATAACCAGCTCAACGAGGTCGTTGTAACACACAAATCTCACGAGATACCCCCATATATTAAGGTATAGCAGTATTTTGTACCACAGGCTTCTCAAGCTACCTTTGTCGTAAATACTTATTATATGAAATATCATCTCGTCATATCAGGCACTATTGGCAGTTGGTGGAACGGTTGTTCTGCCGACTATGTCCGTTATGTGCTCAATAAGAATAGTGGTAAAGAAGTGCATGTCGGCTTCTGCTCACTCGGCGGCTTCGTTAAAGATGGCTTGGAGATTAACCAGGCTTTCCGTGACCACGGCAACGTACACGCTCACGCCTTCGGCATGAACGCATCTATCAGCACTATCGCCATGCTTGGCTGCAAGACTATCGACATCGTCAAGGGCAGCTTCTTCCTTATCCACAACGTGTCCACTCTCATCTACAAGTACGAGCAGAGCAACAAGGAGCAGATTGATGCTTTCGTGCGCAAGCTTCAGGCGCAGCGCGACTCGCTCAAGACCTTCGACGACGTGCTTGCCTCTATGTACGCCGACAAGACCGGCAAGTCTGTCGATGAGTGTCTCGCCCAGATGAAGAAGGGCAACTGGCTCACCGCGCAGCAGGCTCTCGACTTCGGACTTGTCGATTCCATACGCGAAGACAAGGAGGCTGAGAAGGCTGCCAACGAATTTACCGGACAATTTACAAACTCTTACAACATATCTCAATTTAAGGATGCAGGCATACCGCCACTACCTCAATCACTTGCCTCGGAAGACGCAGCAGCTCGTGTCGCGTCAGTGGTTGACGGTAGCGGCAATCCAACTCCGAGCTTCATCGAGAAGACGTGCGAAGGGCTCAAGAACCTCTTCCGTAACCAACACGCATCAAAAACTTCAAACAAAATGATTAAAATCTTTGCTTGCGTCATGGCATTGCTCAATGCCACTGACGGTTTCGCGACCAACGAGGATGGCAACATCACCCTCACCCAGGAGCAGATGAAGAGCATCGACGATCGTCTTCAGGAACTTGAAGAGAAAGACAAGACTAACGCAAAGGCGGTGTCTGAAGCCGGCAAGGCTGTCAAGGAACTCAAGGACCAACTCACAAAGACTCAGGACGAGTCCAAGAAGAAGGATGCTCAGATCGCAGCTCTCAAGGCCTCTGCTGGCACCACTACTGTTGATAATCCTGCCAACAGCGAGGAGAGCTTCACCGCGCAGGAAGTGTTTAACCTTATTAAAGATGTATAACTATGGCTTCTGTTAAAGTAGGCAATATTACATTCGGTGCTGAAGAGCTCTCAACGACTTTTCAGACCTACCGTTCAGACTTCCTCATGATGCCACTTCTCGCTCTCGGCGCACTTGCAGAACATTGTTCTGTACGCACCGGCATCCGCTACCGCGAGACTGTTGGCGAGATGTCTGGCAATCTCGAACTCTCTAACTACCAGAAGACAAAGTATGAGGACGCAGCTGTAGATATTACACCGCGTGTCTTCCAGACTTTCTTCGGCAACGTGGTGGCAGGTATCGACCCCAAGCCATCTACCAGAGCATTTGGGGCTCTAACGTTACTAAGGGCGACGGCCTGAAGAACGTGCCTATCGTCGTTCAGATCTGCGCATACCTTGCCAAGAAACTTGGCGAGAATATGTTCATGAACGCCTTCACCGCTAAGCACGATCCCGCAGACTTCTCCAAGACTGCGAAGTGGTTCGACGGTTTCAAGACCGTCCTCGACAAGGATGCTGCCGGAACCAACGAGCTGCAGAAGGTGCTCATCTCGACAACTCTCGGCAACCTCGTAGAGGGTACTGATTCTATCACCAAGGACAACGCCGAAGACATCATCAAGGAGTTCTACTGGAGTGGTACCGATGCTGCCGCTGCCAAGCTGCGCTCGCAGCCACTCAAGCTCTTCCTCAGCGATCAGGCTTACCACTGCTACACCGAGTGCTATCAGGTCAACCATGGCTCGCTGCCGTACAACCAGAACTACGACAAGCGCACTCTTGAGGGCGCAAGCAACGTAGAACTTGTACCACTGGCTAACGTTCCTGCCGACTTCATGCTGCTCACTCCGAAGTCTAATATCTTCCTCGTGTTCAACCAGCAGACCGAAGATGAGAAGTTCCTCGTTGAGAAGTCGCTGAAGAATCACTATGATGTAGACTTCATCGCCAACTACTTCTTCGGCACGCAGTTCCAGAGCGTATCGCCCGAGGTTCTGCGCTACTGGCGCAAGAAGGCCTAAGCGATAGTCGCTAACATATTTGTTTAACATTAAAACTTATCATTTATGGCAAAATGTACTGGCGCCGCATCTATTTACGGCGATATCTGTTTCACACCGGGAGCAAAGTCGCTCCCTGGTGTACGTGGCTGGGTCTTCGGTATTGCTAAACGCGACATCTTAGGATGGCCAACCATCGGCTCGGAGACACCAAAAACGATGGACGCTGTCGCTAAGTATACCGGCGACTTCAAGCTGGCTTCTGATAAGAAGTGGCACAAGATTGGTCTTATACCTAACGAATCGCAGCTGCAGGTCGAGTCTCAGGGCACTTACGGCTCTAAGACATTCAAGGTCACTGGCACCGCTGTCATTCCCGGCACCGAGGAAGCTGCCACCGGCTACATCTCTCTCGCCAACAACGACGAGATGGTCTACCTCTTCATTCAGCGCAACGGCAAGGCACGCATGGTGGGCAGCGAGGCGTTCTCTCCTGAGCTCACGCTCTCGCAGGACCTCGGCAAGGCTGCTACCGATACCAACTCTACAACAGTGCAGGCTGTTGCATCCGACGAGTATCCTGCTCCGTTCTACCCGGGCAAAATCGAGACCGAGGACGGCGACATCTCCGGTGCTACCGGCCTGCCGATTGTTGTCGCTGCATAGCGTTTTCTTTTTCGCGCAATAAATAGGTTTAAATTATTTAATTGGTTAACTCTGGGGCGGTCCTCACGATGGCGATCGTGGTGTCCGCCCTTTTAATTTGCTTTACAATGATAGATAAAAAACTCACAGAAGATATGCAGGCGTGGCTCAACGCCGAGAAGCACGACCGCGAGTCTGTTGCCCGTGGTGCGGAGATGGTTCTGAAGCTCACGCGCAACATGTCGATGTATCAGACCATCATGCGCCGTCCAGAGCGTTTTGAGTCGAAGGTGCGCTACGAGCTTCAGAAATTCTTGCCTATGCGACTCGAGAACATGACTACTCAGGATGTCAAGTTGCTCGATGCCGAACTTACTCCACAGATAGCAGCTGCCATCGAAGAGCAGGTTAAGTTCGAAGCCGAGCACAAGGCTAAGGAGGACAACGACACTGAGGTTCCTGAGGGTGGCTACCTTCCTGCTGCTTCCGGCATCCGCCCCGATCACGACGACCTTCCAGAGGATGTGCGCAACATCTGGGCGGAGAATAAGGAGCGTTGGCTGAAGATAAAGAAGCTCTACAACACTCTGCTAACCTTCGAGCAGCCATGCGACCGCTACGAATATCTCAAGCAACTGAAGGACTTGTGGTACACCTACAAGAGCGAACTCGGACGTTATGACGGCTACGTCGCTCCTTCTGACGATGCTCAGACTGACGGCGAAGAGCCTACGCCTGCCGATATCGCTAAGAACATCGCCAATGCGCGCTCGTATATCACCAAGAACGTAGACCGCCTCGCAGAACTCCGCCGTCTGTCGCGCGAGTCCGACGATGCGACTAAGGAGCTCGACGAGTACAACAAACTGCTCGCCAAAGTTCAAGCCCGTGTTACCGTGCTCAACGACAACAACGCCCCTATCGGGGGGAATCTGAAAACGAAGCTCAATGAAGCAGGCTTATCCCTTCCGTCCGCTGAGTGACGTTCCCACTCAGTACCATCTCGGTACTGGGCTGCACACGCTCGGCTTGCTCAGATGGATTCTGAAGCAGACCGGGCGTGCCGACGTTTACGTATCTACTTTCTCAACCTCCGACGCTTTCCTCTGCGGTTTCCTACGTCTGCGCCGGCGCAAGCTGATAGCAAACGCCACACTCGTAGCCGACCTTAAGGCTGCACGCAAGACGGTGCAGCTCTATCGGCTTATGCAGAGCTGCTTCGACCATGTGCATCTGGCGCAGAACCACTCAAAGATAATGCTTGTCAAGAACGAGAGCCATCAGGTTGCGGTCATCAGTTCGCAGAACCAGACCTATGGCGACCGCGCCGAGTGCACAATGATCACTACAGACCCCAAGGCTTACTACTCGTTGCTTGTCGGTCTGAGAGGCATCGTCGACAAATCACTTGAGCTAAATGGATTATTCCAACGACTTACTGACAAAGATAGAAAACTATGCGCGGGAGATGATGACCCCGACGGAGATATCCGCCCTTTTGGGTATTGACGAGCGTGAGCTGTGCGACGACATAGCCACTGTTGGCTGTCCTGCACGCGCGGCGTACGTGCGTGGCGCATCAGCCACGGCGCTTGAGCTTCGCCGCACTCTTCACGATACGGCGCTTGCCGGCTCTCCTTATTCTATTCAGGAGTGTCAGCGTCTGCTTGCTGCCGCTCTTTCTGCTGTCACTTAGCATTCTCAACAACCAATACTATACATTATATATATGCTTCCAGTTAACCTCGATGAATATTCACGCTATGTCACCCTCGACGATGCTGAACTGCGTCAGCTCCGTGTCGCCGAGGGTGTATTGCTGCGTCTTCATCGCATACGCGGCATGTATGCCTATTGGTTGCAGTTCCCGTCAAAGGTTGACAACGACCTGGTGCAGTACGATATGGCTATGTTCAAGGTGTCGCGCTCTCTTGCTTACGAGGATCTGCATCTGGTCAAGGTGCTACTCGGCAATCTTCAGCAGACTACGAAGGAGTTCATGCGCTGGAAGATTAACAAGTCGCTCGAGCAGGACATCGCTGCAGCACGCCGCGCCGGCGACTTCCGGTCGGTGGCTGCGCTCTCTAAGGTGCTCGTGGCTAACAACCGCACCGACAAGGACGACGAACCCGACCTCGAATTCGACAAGATCGTGCCTCAGAACTTCGAGCCGACAGACGACCCTACGGTTCTCGGCATCGAGCGCATCCCCGACCTGCGTGGCAAGATACGTGCTCTCTACAAGCGCTACTCCAACACTATGATACAAGATGCTGATTTCGAGGAGATAAAAGAAGAGATAAAACCCGATGAAGATGAGTGATTGCATTGAACAACCAAACCTTCAGTATTTCAACGACGCGCAGTATTATGCACTGGCAATGAACACACGCGACGAGGTCATCGTTGCTGGGCGTGGCGTGGGCAAGGGTGCTATTCAGGCGCGCCGTCTGCAGTCGTGCTTTCAGGGTATGCCCGGCTCCATGGGTGGCTTCGTGGCTCCGTCCGTCAAGCGTTGCCTCACCAATATCCTGCCCTCCATGCTCATCCACCTCGAGCGATGGGGCTTCAAGCGCGACCTACACTATGTCGTGGGTCGGCGACCGTGGAAGAAGCTCCACTGGAAGTCGCCTATTTTCACGCCGGCGAACTGGGAGAACACCATCAGCTTCTACAACGGCTCCGTCTGCAACGTCATCTCGCAGGACCGCTCGGGCACATCCAACTCGATGTCGCTCGACTATCTCATCATCGACGAGGCGAAGTTCATCGACTTCGAGCAGCTCAAAGACGAGACCTTTCAAGCCAACCGAGGCAACGAGATGTACTTCCGCCATTTCCCTCTGCATCATGGCATGACCATCACTTCCGATATGCCTATCACCAAGAAGGGCTCCTGGTTCCTCAACTACAAGGATAAGCAAGACCCAGAACTGGTGGAGGTCATCGAGGGGCTGGTCTACCAGATATGGAGACTGAAGCAGAAGCTGCTGAAGACTCCCGACAAGCACGAGCAGATCCAGCGACGCATAGACGAGTACAACAAGCAGCTCAACTTCTTCCGCTCACAGTGTCTGCTATACCGCGAATATTCATCAATCGAGAACCTCGCACTCCTGGGCGAAGAGTTTATACGCCGTGCCAAGCGCGACCTCCCACCGCTCACCTTCGCCACATCTATCATGTGCCAACGTGTGAGCATATCGGCTGACGGCTTCTATGGTGGCATGAGCGAGACCGCCAACCTATACACGGCACCCAACGAGAGCGTGCTCAACCTGCACAACCTCGCCAACGCCGAGGGTGGTGCGCTGCCTAACGACTGCCGCATGGATGCCGACCGCAACGACAAGCTGCCGTTGCTGATAGCCTTCGACACTAACAACCTCATCAACTGGCTCGTCGTCGGTCAGGTGCAAGGCTCGAAGCTGCGCGTGCTCAAATCGTTCTTCGTCAAATACGAGCGCAAGATCCCTGAGCTGCTCGACGACTTCAATACGTACTACCACTATCATCGCCGTCGTCAGATAATCTTCTACTACGACTCTACCATGGTGGGCACCAACTGGGGCTTGCACTACAACGACCCTCATAAAGAGGTGGTGCGCACGCTGCGCTCCATGGGCTGGGCGGTGCGCGAGGCTTATCTCGGCAACCCGATGAACCACGTACAGAAGAACGCTCTCATCAATAATATGTTTCGCGGGCGTGCCCGTCTGCAAGTGCTCGTCAACCGCGACAACAACCCCGACCTGCTCATCTCCATAACCTCTGCCGGCGTGTACAACGGCAAGAAGGATAAGCGTGGAGAGAAGCTCGCAGAGACCGAGGAGGATAAGCTGGAGGCTCGTACCGACGGCTCCGATGCCTTCGACGTGCTCTGCATAGGCGCGGAGACCAAGCCGGTGTTCCAGGGCACCGGCGGCACAACCAACACATACGGCTAAAATCTCATTTCTCATTTATTTTTTGTTTATACTTTACACCGCTGGCGCGTGATGCGTCGGCGGTTTTTTGTTGGCAATTGCCAAACGTATTTCTATTAATGTAGATCCTTATCTACCTTTGCTTATGTAAAAATCTATTTATATGAGCAACAATATTGACAACATTGTAACACTTGCCGACATCTGCGAGGTCCTGCAGGGCAAGAACGTTGACAAGAAGAAGACCAACGAGCGAGGCGAAGGTTTGCCTATTGTTGTTGGTGCTTCTGACCTTGTACAAGGCAGATTTGTACCTAAGCGATGGTGCAAAGAGAAAATTAACGCCCCCGTCTTTTCTGAAGAGGGCGATATACTGATTTCGGTGATTGGCACGCTTGGCAAGATGGGGGTTAATGCCGATGGTCCAGCGGTGTTGTCTAAGCACGTTTGCGCATTGCGTCCTAAGCAAGGTGTGTCGCGCCAGTATCTTATGGCTGTTATATCACGCCTGCTACTCGATGCCATACCCGATACTGCAGACGATATGGTACTCGGCTTTCAGAACAAGGTGGATATCGATGTGCTGAAGAAGATACGCTTCACGCTTCCGGCACTGTTCATCCAGGAGTGGTTGGTGTCGCGCCTTACCTCCATTGCCACTATGATACTTGCCTATAAGGGTAAGCAGGAGGATTTTCTGTCGTGCGACGGCATCATCTCTGTTATAGAAAAAGAGCGTAAGGAGCAGCGGGCGCACATGCGAGGGTTGTCTGAAAAACTGGGTAAGATTGCAGATATGCTTGAGAATCTTCCACCAGACAGCGACACGCTACAGATGATAGCTGATGCCCGTAGCGCATATTCAAGGCTTTTAAAAATTCAATAAACATATATAAACATGAAGATAGACAAATCAGTAGTGGAGGTGCTTAAGACCTCCGAGATAGACGGCAGCCTTTTACGTCTGCCTGGGCAGCTGGAACGCAAGCTATACGAACGTGTAGCCAAGGTGCTGAAGAGTATCGGTGGCAAGTGGTCGAGTGCGAAGAAGGCATTTGTGTTCAAGGAGGATGTGGGCGACCTTGTTACATCCATAGCCGATACTGGTGAATTTACGCCCGAACGCCAAACATTCCAGTTCTTTCCCACTCCCGAAGCTCTTGCCCGTGAGATAGTAAAGGTCGCTGACATACGTGCAGGCGAACGCACCCTTGAGCCCTCTGCTGGCCAGGGTAACATTGCTCAGTTCATGCCTACACCCGACTGTATAGAACTCGACCCGAAGAATCGAGCCGTACTTATAGAGAAAGGCTTCCGTGTCGTTGGTGACGACTTTATGACGTTTGAGCCTTCTGAACCTTACGACGTGATTGTTATGAACCCACCGTTCTGCAAGCGACAAGATGCTTTGCATATTCTCAAGGCTATATCCATAGCCAAACGCAAGGTGGTAGCTATAGCCTCATATGCTGTTATGTGGCGTACTGACGGCCCGTACAAGGAATTGCGCGATGTTGTAGAGCATCTGGGTGGCCATATTAGCGAACTTCCCGACAAATCGTTTAAGGAGTCCGGCACGATGGTAAAGACCGCACTTGTAGTAGTGGAAAAAACTCTTTAGTTCTTTTTGTTGATTAGGTTATATTAGTGTAAGCCGCTGGCGCGAGATGCGTCGGCGGCTTTATTTTTTTTATTATTACTACAAAAAAGTGTAGTAAATATTTGTATAATACGAAAATTTGTAGTACCTTTGTAGTGTCTTAAAAAAAGTAATACAATATGAATAAAGAATTAACAGAAGAAGAGGCAGAACTGATAGAAGCTATCAGAGCCCACAAAAGAAGTTACCCGAATGGTCATCCTCAGTTGTTATGGTACGCACAAGAGCTGTTCGATGAGATGACATCAGTTAAGTAATTCTAACAAGGCAGCCCGAAAGGGCTGCCCTAACTAACACAATATGGAAAAGAACAAACAAGCAAAGGACAATACTGTTAAGCAACGCTTGCAGGACATTCTGCTGAGTGTATCATGGCGTGATATCGCCAATACTTATTTCGACCGCTCGGCTTCATGGTTGTATCATAAACTCGATGGAATCGATGGCAATGGTGGTGTCGGTGGGTTCACAGACAAGGAGAAGGAGCAGCTTCGTGGTGCTCTTGTCGACCTCAGCGACCGCTTACGCCGTGCTGCTGACAATATTTAGGCAGATGTTGTATTACATTTAAGACACAAGTCGTCCGTGCCTACGGATGCACTCAGCCTCGGCACTTCGGTGTCGGGGCTTTTTTGTTGGCAATTGTCAACCTCGCACCGTCTCGTCTTACCGCTGATGGGCGCAAAATCGACAAGCCAAAATCACATACTCGGCACGACCGCCGGCATATTCCGCTAAAGGCGAGGGCGGCAATTGCCAACTCGGCGCAGGGCGGTGTAGTGCTGCATAGACAGAAAGTCTTGCACCCTGCAAAATCGTAATGCTTAACTCGTTGATTTTTAAGCATTACGATTTTGCAGCTATGGAAAAGGTACGCGAAAACGCGCTCATTTCTCTATTCTGGGCTTCTTTTTATTGCGGAAAAGAAGCAAAAACGCTTGCGAAAACAAGTTTTCGAGTGGTATTCTCCGGTAGAGAATGCTATTTCTTACATCTTGCGCTGTTCCGTTCGAGAGCATTTTTAGATGATTATTGTACATCGGGTGGAATGTCGTTTTTACTTCGCGAATTTACGGCGGACGGCTGCCACCCAAGCACCGATGCTCTAAAGTAACAGAAATTTTACAGCAGCCTTCCGACTTTTATTCCTACGGCTTCCTTCAAAAACTCGGTTTTCCATAAAATTTCAATCCCTTTTGCTTGTCCTCTCGCCTTGCTTCCACCGTCTTTTTGCGGCGTAAAAAGCGAAATTCGACCCGACGTGAATAAAAAAAACTCTCAAACGGGCTACAGATGAGATGTGTAAAAAGCTCTCTTCTCGCCTCTGAGAATAAATTTAAGGAGGACAAAAAATGAAAACAGCCACTTTCTACAGCTATTTGCCCAAGCGTTACACCGCCAACGACGCACATACCGAGCGCGTAAGACGTTTTATTTATTCGTTCAAGCGTGGCGACCGCCATGCGGTAGACTTCGCCATAAACTTCGTAAGCGAGTGTCTTAACAAGTGGTACGGCGCAAGCAACCAAGACTATGTACTCGTGTGCGTTCCGGCAGCTACAAGTGCCAAGTATAACCGCCGCTTTAAGCGTTTCGCTGAGGAGGTAAGCAAGCGCACCGGCATACAGAACGGCACGGCACACGTGAATATCTTCGGCATACGCGAAGCGAAGCACAACAACGCCGCGCACATCGTCAGCGAGTCGTATGGCTACTACGTGAGCACCGACCCCGACTTCTTCGCAGGCAAGAACGTGATACTCTTCGACGACCTCATTACTACAGGAGCCACGGCGGAGGAGTTCGCCGCCGAACTCGCAGCGGTAGACGCTAACGTCATCGGCGGCTTGTTCCTCGCACGCACCAAACTCATGAATAACCATTAAAGCTAAACAATATGAACAATTTTTCAGAACTCGTTCGCGAAGAACGCCCCGACTACAAAGTATATAATAGCGGTTTCGACTCGCTCAACAGCGTTGAGCTCATAAGCCTAATAATAGGACAGGGCAAAAGCACGCGCGCAGCCATGCAGCAGGCTCGCCAGATAGTGAACATTTGCGGCGGCAGCCTACGCGACATCGCCACCCGACGCGCCGAGGAGCTACAAGTAGTGCAGGGCGTAGACCCAAAGAAAGCAATGACGCTGCAAGCAGCGTTCGAACTCGCTAAACGCATCGAGCGCGAAGCAGCAGCCGACCGCCCGAGCTTCAGAACCGCCGAAGACGTTTGGCGATACTTCCGCCCGATAGTGGGCACGGCAGACCACGAAGAGGCGCACGTGCTGCTCATGAACAATAATTTCAAACTGATTAAAGCCGTGAAGCTATCAAGTGGCGGACTCACCGAGACAGCCGTAGACGTGCGCGTAATATTGCGCGAGGCTCTCGTCAACAACGCCACCACGCTCACCATGATACACAACCACCCAAGCGGCAACCCATGCCCGAGCCGCGACGACGACCGCATCACGGCGACGCTAAAGCAGGCGTGCTCTACAATGCGGCTCTATCTTATAGACCACGTCATCGTGACGGATAGCACATACTACAGCTATTCGGAGGAGGGCAAGCTATAGACCGCATCGCACCGACCTCACGCATCGAGGTCGGTGTGGTCGCAACCATTTTGTTGAGCTCAACAAAATGGTTGCTCTTCTTCCCACCCACCGCCCTGCGCCCGCCGCAAAAACGCCTGCAGCATTTTTGCGGCGGGTCCCAAAGAGGTAAAAAGCCACCATTTAGAGGCTTTTTCATTTTTCTAACAAAACAAGGTGATTATATCAAAAAAATCGCTTACTTTGCAAACAGCAAGAAAGGAAATGACATCTAAAACAATAAAACAAGGAGGCAAAGTTATGTGCATTATCAACGACATCACCCATTTTGTAAAAAATGGTTTTACTGTTTTGCGCCATGCCTCTTCCGGCAAATACGAAGAGAACTCACTTGAAATTGAGGCACTGAAGCGTGAGATGTTCTGTAAACCATCAAATCGTCACACAGATATGGAGAACCTCAGAAAAGATCGTGACAATATTGCCCGTGACGTACGCACGGCGTTTAATAGGGTGTAATACCTAACGTGTCGCTAATTTGATTTTGAATGTTTTCATGGCACATGAAAATTAGATAAAGAACTATTTGGGAGCCCTCGGTGCGTGACGCATCGAGGGCTTTTTATTTACGCAAATCTGCAAACTATTTATAAAAGTAACAAAAAAGTTAGCTAAAAATTTGGAGATTGATAACTTTTTTGTTAACTTTGCATTGTCTTAATAAAACAAGACAAATAGTTCTTTCAAATCATGAAACATTCAGAATTAATTAGAGCTTTGATAAAAGCAGGATGCTTTATCAAGCGGCATGGTGCCTCGCATGATGTTTGGGTTAATCCTAAAACCGGAGACTTTACAACAGTTCCAAGGCACGGAAGCAGGGAAATCAAAACAAAGACAGCAAAGACTATCTTTGATGCCCTCTCTATCGACTAAAAGGATGGCTGCCCGGCAAGTTCCGGGCAGCTTCCTTATCTGAATGGGTAACGGGTGAAAGAACTTATTTTGTAGACAAAATGAGTTAAATATATACAACATGAAAGTTATAGCCAATGTAAAAAGAGAACCGGGCGAGAAGAATTATTCTTGCTTGTTGACGGTAAAACCCATAAAAGGCACAGTTCTCGGCTGTGGCTCTTCTGCAAAAGCCGCCATTGAGGATATGCTTAAAGGGTGGAATGAAACTACAGAATACCTGAAAGATGAAGGCGAAGAGGTTCCTGCACTCGAAATTGAGTATCGCTTCGATGTCGGCTCACTTTTCAGCTACTACGACTTTGTTAACATTGCAGGTGTAGCTCGAGAGATTGGTCTTAATCCTTCCGTCATTCGCCAATATGTCATTGGCACGCGCAAGCCAAGCATAGAGCGCAAGAAGTTAATTATCACAGGGCTCAAGAGCCTTGCCGACAAGATGCAACAAGCGGTTTTATATTGATTTTGTTTCATGATACATGAAAATAAAATACATGAAAAGAACTATTTGGGAGCCCTTGGTGCGTGACGCATCGAGGGCTTTTTATTTCCATTTCTCTCCAATTCTCACAATATTGGAGAGTTTTTGCAAATATAAAGCCCGACCTCCATTTCTGGCGGTCGGGCTTGCTGTGGTTGTCAAACTTGCTCTATGATAGGGACAGCAGTTCGCGTCCTATTTTGTGCAATCCGTTTATTATGCGCTCGCGCTGCTGTGTGCGAGCCTTCTTCAGTCCGTTGGCGTAGTGGCTCAGTTGGCGTTCGTTTACTCCCGAAGCTCGCGAAATGGCAGCAAGCGAGGCGTAGCGCTCGCACGATCGTATGAGTGCAGCTGTGTCGAGGTGATAGACCAGCTCGTAATCGCCGTCGGCGAGCCATTGCGGTATCTCGTCGCCGTCGGCTTCCATCCCTTCAAGGTGAAACCGAAGTGTTTCGGGCACTTCCTTCTGTAGCTCGTCATAGGTTTTGGCAGTTATGACGATGGCTCCTGGCACGTTGTCTGATAATGTGGCTCCAAAATTATGGTCGCACCATCTTACTTCTACAATAATCTTTTCCATTCCATTCATAGGTTTTTGTTGTATCTAATTTTGTCAAACCTTGGAGAGGGGCGGGGCTTATCGCCACCCCGCCTGCTTCCAAATGCTGTTCAGAAGAAATTGGCTAAGCACCTCGCTCTTCTGCCCTCTTACCGTCACCTTACCTGGTTTATCCGGATGTTTGAATTGTTTGTGATCGCCTTTCTCGGCTATTTTCACCCATCCGTCTCGCTCCAGCAGCTTGATGACTTCAGATACTTTGTACTTTTTCATATCAAAGAGCTTTTGTTTGACAATGCAAAGGTAGTAAAAATAATACTAACATACAAATTTTTAGCCGTAAAAGTATTGATAATAATACTTTTCCTCGCAATTCCTCGCAATCCCTCAAAAATTCCTCGCAAATTCCTTGCACGTTCAGATTTTTATCTCTACCTTTGCCATCGCTACAATATACATGTGGAGCATTCCACATGAACAAAGGGCGAGACGATATGTTCAAGCCCAACCAACTTTTTCTAAACGTTGTGGGCTTATTTTTTTGCCCATAATATGCCACATCGGTACGAGGGGAGCAAGCCCTTTGTTCATGTGGAGCATTCCACATTTCTGTGGTGATGCCAAAGACAGAATACGGCGGTTCGCCTTCCACGTGTTTTTTAGCCCTTTGTGGTGGATAAGCATGTATGTTGTAGCAGACGAGGAAGGACGAGCCGCTTTTTTCGTACCCCTACGTCAACCCGCGCCGGAGCGGTTCTCCGGCAACAAGGCTACAACATACATCATTATGCAAACATCTGCATCTATCCAGCGCACCGCTCATCTGCGCCCGTTTAGCATCAGCACCGCCTCCGTTAAGGCGTGGCTCAACGGAAAGAGCGAGTTTTACACCAAAATCTGCGAGTTCGAGGTGACACGCCGCGAGGTTCTGCGCGTCCATGCTGCGCTTCTGTCTCTCGGCGCAGGCGCCGTCAGCGCCGAGAGCAGCTTCCTCGCCGCCCTCTGCTGTGTAGTCCTCTCGGGCTACAACGTCTACAAGTTAAACCAGGAGGAGAAAGGAGGCGAAGCATGATAACAATAGATTGTACTCCCGTACGAGTATTGCTCGACAAGGAGAACTTAGCGAACAAGATAGATCTGCTCCGCGACACCATCGACCTCCTGCTCGAGGAGACGGCGGAGATTAGCGACACGGTAAAGCTTGTCGATGTCGCCGACCTTATGCGCAACCTTAACGAACTGCGCCGACAGCTAAACGAAGTTTTAAAAGCACAATAAGCAGAAAGGAGAATGTTATGGAGACAACAAACAGAACAGATAGAGACGAGAACGAAGTACGCCGCGCTGAAGCTATCATTACCGTTATGGATGCTTACCTTGCTTCGCGATCACCGGAGCCTGGCAAATCTCAGCTTGGCGAGGAGTACACGGCGGAGTATAAGACAACGGAGGAGATAGCCGACGAGCTGCACAGCATCATGCCAATACACCCAATGGATATAGTGCTATACCTACAGGGCGAAGGCTACGAACTGAAGACCGCTGAGGACGGTACGCTACGGTGGGAGCTCTGGCGCGATATGCACTACATGCTATAAAATAGAGCCATAAGATAAAAACATTTTTTTACATTGTTCGCTTGCGGCGCATTCTATGTGAATAGGGTGCGCCGCCTTTTTGTATTCTTACGTGCGAGCGGTTTGTGGTATCTTTGCTATCGGAATACAAAAAACAAGTAATATGATCACTCTTCTTCAGTCGCTACCCGCAACATGTTTCTCTTCGTGCATCCCCGACGTGATATATTCGTTCACTCCCTCCAGTGGCGACATCGACGACGCCAGCCGAATAGGCACCACCGTCACCATTACCATCGACGGCAAGGAGATATTCTCAGAACGTTTCTTCCCAGTCGACGGCAAGATAACACTCGCAGAGCTCGACCGCCTGCTCACTCCGTATGCTCGCCAGAACTTGAGCATCAACCTCATCATCAAGATCGAAGAAGATGACTACGTTCGTGAAGATGATGGCGGTACTGCCACCATCTCGTCAAAGATCATATACTGCGAGGCAGATATCAACACTCCTGCTACCGACTTCATCAACACGCATTTTCTCACGATGTTAGATGGCGAGAAGCAGACCGCACTAAACCGCTTAGAATACCTACACTACATCGGCACTGACATTGCCTCTGTCGTCGCAGAATATGACGACGGCACGACAAAGACCTTCAAGCTCTCGCCAGTTGGTGGCAATAGTCGCTATACTACGATTGATGTCACTCCGAGCAAGTTCGTTAGCGATACTGATAGTTGTTTATTAGGTTTTTGGGTCCAGGCTGGACAGCGCAAGTTCCGGTTCTCTATCGATTTAGACGAACCTGACTGCGCTCCCATCCTGGTTTTCGAGAACTCTTTCGGTTGCGACGAGCTGCTCTACTGCACGGGTACACACACCGTGGCACCTACCTATAAGCGTAGCCAAGGCTACATCGGCAAGTTTAACCGCAACTACGAGATAGCCGAGACACGCACCTTCAAGGCTGACACGGGCTTCCTCACGTTCGCAATGGCGAATTGGGCTGACGAGCTCTTCCGATCTAAGAGCATACATGTGGTGAACTTCAAGGACGGACACCCCAATGTAGGCAAAGAGGTCATTGTCACCGACTCAAAGTCGGAGTACAACAACAACGACGAGTCGATGCCACGCTTCACCTTCAGCTACCAGTATGCTCAGCGCAACCACAACGTGTTCGAAACGCTGCGCTCCGGACGCATCTTTGACAATACCTTCGACAATACCTTTGAATGATGGGCGCCATACACTTTGCTGACATGCTGCGCCTGCTCGATCAGGCTTATCAGCACCGCTCACTCGTCGACATCCATGCGTGGGAGGGTGGCACCGGCGAGTTGCTGCACTACAAGGGCTGGCTTGTGCACCACGTCAACTGGCGAGGTGGCTATGTGCGCCTGCGCAACCCTCGCAACCGTGCCATACGTGCATTGCCACAGATTTTTATTATACAAATCAATAACAAACGTGTTTACTTATGACCAATAGCAACACTCTTCTGCCAACATCGGCGCAGCCTGATGCCGAAGGCTTCCGCCGCTATCGCATAGCTCCGTCGGGCATAGGCTCTGCGGGGCAGAGCAACTCCGTGACTTCCGAGTATGGCTCCGACTCGAACACCATCTTCGACGATGATCGATTGCCGGGCAGTAATCTCGTGCGCCCCATCACCGTCGGCGGCAAGCAGTATAAGTACGTGCAGTGGGGCTACGACGACCAGCTGCCTTATCGTCTGCGCCACGAGATAATGTCCAACATGATTACGGCGCAGTGCCAGCAGTTCAATATCGTGTCATGCTATGGTCAGGGCGTGCGCTTCGTCGACCGCAAGACAAAGCAAGATGTCTCCGAACCTGACATACTGCAGTTTTGCCTACGCAACTCGCTTCAGGAGGTATTTCTGGAGCAGGCTACGGATATGAAGTTCTACTCGTTCTCGGTGACGGTGGTCATCCTCTCGCGCGACGGCGAGCGTATCGTGACGGTGCGCAACAAGGATGCCTCCTACTGTCGCTTCGAAGCTGCATCGAGCACCCATAGTGGCAAGCCGGAGCACGTGTTCTATGGCGACTGGCGCTTGGGCTTCCTCGACGAGTCGAAGATAGAGGCAATTCCTCTACTCGACTACTGGGATCCATTAGGAGACCTCCTGGTGCGCATGGGTGCCGAACCCGACCCACAGACGGGTCTACGACGCAAGCCTACAAAAGACCGCAAATTCGCTATCGTGAGCCGTATGGCAACGCCGGGCACGCAGACATACCCCGTGCCTTACTACTCGTCGATATTCCGCGACACGTGGTTCGACATCTATCGTCTGATAGGCATCGGCAAACGCTACATGATTAAGAACACGTCGGCTCCAAGGGTGCAGATTGAGGTGCACGACGACTACTGGGATAACGTGTGCGACAACGAGATGATCTCTGACGAGCAGAAGCGCCGGGAGCGCAAGGAGCAGGAGAAGCAGAACATCATCGACTTCGTGACGGGCATCGAGAACGCCGGCAAGGCGATGATCAGCGGCTACTACGTAGACCCCAACGGCAAGGAGAACCGCATGGTGCGCATCGTACCGCTCAACGATGCCTCGAAGAAGGAGGGTGGCAACTGGAGCGACGATATGTCGGAGGCCTCGAACGCTCTGTGCTTCGCCTTCGGCATTCACCCGAACCTTGTGGGCGCTACGCCCGGCAAGAGCCAGATGAACAACTCGGACTCCGACAAGCGCGAGCTCTTCACACTGAAGCAGGCTATCGAGAAGCCTTGCCACGACGTGATGTGCAAGCCCTATCACGTGATACTCCACTACAACAAATGGCATGAAAAAGCCACTGTTGACGTACCGATGATCATGCTCACAACGCTCGACAAGAAGCGAGATGCAAAGAAGGTGAGCGCAAGCAATGAGACTACAGAGTAATTATTAACATTCGCCTTGTGGCTTACACAAAGCTTAACGAGGCTCATAAGGCATAGTATGATAACAATATTCAAAGAAGATTTTGAACGCTCACTGCCAGTGGGCGCATCAGCACACGACGAGGTATTCGAGGCAGTGTACCCTGCCATAGAAGCAGCACTCAACAATTACTACGACATACTGCTCGGCGAGCCTGGTGCTCAGCGAGTTGAGTCGACCGAAGAGAGCGAACCGTTAAAGTACTACTTTAAGATGTTGGTGTGCGTAGATGCCTTCCTCTCGGTGTTCAGACAGCTCGACCTCGTACTCACTTCTACAGGCTTCGGCATAGTGTCGAACGACACTATATCGCCGGCTTCGAAGCAGCGTGTTGATGCTCTTGAGGGTCAGCTGCGCACTGCGCTGTGCCGTGCGCGTGCTATGGTGGTACAGCAGCTGCGCTCTGAGGAGTGGGGTGTGACAGAGCAGGCGCAGAACTTCGTGCGCCACATATACACGGAGCACTACTTCTTCTTTGCACAAGGCATCCAAAGCCGGTCGTACAAGGACTGGGAGACTATGCAACGTGCTATCAGCGAAGCTGAGGAGCAGCTGCGCGTGCGCTTCTCCGACGAGCAGATAGACGATGTACTGAAGGCTTATCGCTGCAAGGACAAAAAGGACATGGCAGAGTACGGAGGCTTCGTTCAGCTGGCGCGCGACTTTGTCGACCTCTGGGCTGCCGACGGTGACGGAGCACTGCACTCCGCTCTCTTCCGACGCATGGAGCGCCTCGTTGAGGGCAATCCGGAGACATTCTGCATTTACCCCACTACTACGGCGTACAGCTCGGCACACATGCTGACGTTCAGCAACAAAAAAGAATCTTCTGCATTTCTCTTCAATGGATAAAATAGAACTCACATGCCCCAAGTCGTGGAGCGAGCTGACACAAGAGCAGCTACGCTACACCTTCTTTCTGCTTTCCACCTTCGCCGACAAGGTGATGGTGAAGACATATATGTTCGTGCGCTTCACTGGTATCAACGTCATCAAGAAGAACCGCTTCGGATGGCAGTGTGTCTACCAGCCCGAGGGTGAGAAACGCAAACGAGTGTTCTATCTGCAGCTATGGCAGATACGCTCGTTCCTGGAGCAGCTCGCTTGGGTGGACAGCATAGAGCAAATGGATAATAGGTTGGATGTTGTCCAGGGGCTCGAAGCTGTCCATCCATTGCTGCAGGAGGACACCGAGCACCATCGCATCATAACCTTCGAGGAGTACCTCTGCATGGAGAAGTACTACCAACGCTTTCACTCTACGGGCAATGATGACGCTATCGATGTGCTCGCCTCTTTCCTCTACCGCAGTCCCGACTTCTCGCGACCAGCAGAACTGACACTGACACCTGCGGAGCGCCTTGCCACGCTCGCATGGTTTGCGCACGTGAAAGTCGTCATGTCGCACGCCTTCCCACACTTCTTCCGCAGAACGGAGAGCGACGACGACATATCCGAGCTGTCGATGCTGCAGTCGTTCAATGTGCAGCTGCGTGCTCTCACCGACGGCGACGTGACAAAGGAGACGCTTGTGAAGCAGACAGACTGCTGGCGTGCTCTTACTGAGCTCGAAGCCAAAGCGCGTGAGGCTGAGGAGTTCAAACGCAAATATCCTAAGCTAACAAGTTAATATACGTGATATATGAAAGACTTATTTCCGGCTCTCGACTACTTCACTCAACTCGCGAAGAGCAACCGCCTCGCCACCGAGCATGACTTCCACCCATGTCTTTGCTCTGGTCCCGACTCGATACAAGGTGTTATGGACTCGTTCCGCAAGTACAAGAACTTCATCATGGTCGACGACACCACATCGCAGCAGACCTTCAGCAACGGTGTGGGCTATTTCCGACGCGATGTGTACACCATCTTCATCGTAGCTCACTACCGCTACGACGACATGGCGGAGCGCGAGCAGAAGTTGAACCTCTGCCGCCAGTTGTTCCGACAGTTTCATTCCCGACTGCTGCACGATCGCGATGGACTCGGCGACGAGCGTCTGACATACCTGCAGCTGAACAACATCTACTCTACCGAGCTCGGTCGCTACGCCATGAATGGCGTGACGGGACTCTACTTCATGGTGCAGAACGAACAACCTATAGATATTAGTTATGAGCAGTCAGACTGGACTTAAACCGAACATGACCGACGCCGAGCACCAGAAGTGGCTTGAGGGTTGGAGCGAGTTTATGGTTAAGATGTGGCGCGAGCGTATGATGCAGTTCGCGCCACCAGTTTACGATACCGGTGCTTTGTCGCGCTCCGTGCAGGGTGTCATACATCCTGGCCCGGTGACATCGATAGAGCACCGTTTTTTGGAGTATGGCATCTATGTGGCGCGTGGTGTCGGCAACGGCTACCGCCATAACAACGGTGGCGACCTGGCATTCCTGAAGGACTGGAAGTCGAACCCACACCACCGGCAGAAACGCGACTGGTTCTCAAAGAAGTATATGTACTCGCTACACCGTCTCAACGAGTTCGAGGCTGCTTACTACGGCACTACATACAATGGTCTCGTGTCATCATTCCTACGTCAGCTCTTCACTGGTGGGTCAAGCACCATCGACCGCGCGGTGGCGCAGCTGTAGTGCTTTTCTCGTTTTTTTTATTCTCCCCTCCATCGCCTTATCTTTGTATCATAAAAATAACATCAGAGTAATATGTCAACAAATAACGATAGCCTACGCAAAGACTTGGAGCAGATACGCGACGAGCGTGCTACTCATGCTAACACCGCACAACGCATCGGCAATGCGCTGCTGGGGCTGTTGCAGGTTATTGAGCAGAAGCTGGACCTAAGCCGTTTTCTGCGACGCGACATTGACGACAAGGCAGAGGGGCATATACGCTTCTTGCGCGGACTATCTGTAGGTTCTGGTACACACGGCATGGCTCAAGATGGCTCAGCAATACTGAGCAAGCTCACATCGATGCTTTACAGCACCGAATCGCAGTCGGGCTTCGGCTTGGTAGACCGTGGCGACGGCAAGTATCGCCTTGACATCACTGACCTTATGGTGTGGGGTAAAGCCATTTTCAACGAGCTGGAGGTGCGCAAGCTCTCATACGTCGGTGGCAATATCTACCTCAGTGGTGCTGGTAGCAAGATTGTGGCTGTGCAAGAAATCTATGACCTTCAACGCAACCTCACCGGGTGGAAGTGTTTCTTGCTCGCAGACGACGGCACAACGGCTACTCAGAACTATTGGAAGATTGGCGACCAAGCACGCTGCCAGACTTTCGACATTAAGCCTGGTGTGTACGAGGGTAAACAGAACCACCTCTACTGGCGCATTGTAACAGAGGTGAGCACTGAGGCTGAAGTGGTGACTAATGGTATGGGGGATGTGCTCTATGATGGCAAGTTGTTTAATTGGATAGTGCTCGCCAAAGGTAACTGCGCGGAGGGTAGCGATGAGCCAACTGCAGGAGATACCATTGTGCTTGACGGCTGCCAAGACCCTGCAAAGATGGATCGTCAAGGGGTGCTTATGTTAGAGACTACCGGACCTGACACGCCACGCATCGTTGCTTACAAGGGTGTCAATAGCTACACGCATGATGGCAGAGATGTGTTCTGTCTGTCTCCAAATGGCTCGCGCATAACATCTACGTCGTTCGAGTGGATATCGTCATCTGGCCAGACTATACACATGGTGAACTACCGCGGCGAATGGCAGCGTGGCATTACTTACGACTATTACGACCAGGTAAACCACAACAACGCTGTGTGGCTCTGCACTAACGAGAGCGGTACTGTAGCTGAGCCGGTGAACGGCTCGGCGGACTGGCTGAAGCAAATCGAAGGTGAGAAGGGCGAGAAGGGAGATCCTGGCGAGGATGGCTTGGCGTACCAAATAGTGATAACGAGTAGTTCGGGCACGGTGATGATAAACGGCACCGGTCAGTTGACTCTCGAAGCTAAACTGTTACGCAACGGCGAGGACATAAGCGACACCATAAGCGATAGCGCGTGGTCGTGGCGAAGACAATCGGCAGATACGGCAGATGATACAACGTGGAATACTCTGCATGAGGGTATCGGTAGAGTCTGCGTTGTGAGTAGTGATGATGTCGTAAGGCAGGCGCAGTTCGAGTGTGAGGTTTTAATTTAGATTTCATTTTTAACGATTTATATAGATATTATTAATTTAAACAAACAAGATATTATGGCAAAAGTATTAGCGAATGGTCAAATCACGATCGTTGACCTTAACGACGGCAAAGCCGTTCAGTGTTTCACGCAAGCTTCGCAGGGTCAGACTCAGATTTTCACGCCTGATACTGGTGTGTACGCTCCGAGTTACACAACGAGTGCACCTAACGTCATCACAGCTCGTGTGTATGTGACGGGTAGCTCGACCGACCAAGCTCCAACAGCGGCTTGTACCAAATGGAAGTGGACTGTAGACGGCGCGGCAGCAACACCAGTGAGCGGCAAGTCGTATCAACTCAACATCGTCAGCAACATTGCGAAGAATGGCAGCGTGAAGAATATCGAGTGGGCATGTACATATACCGACCCCGAGACTAAAGCTACCACGGAGTGCAGAGGTTATCTGACTATCAGCCTTGCGAAGTCGGGTGGTGCTTTACAGACGGTGCAGATAGAGACTCCTGACGGCAACACCTTCGACTCTACCAACAACTCCAAGCCATTGCGTGCTGTGGCTAAATTCTTCCGCGGCTCTGTGCAAGACACTACAATGACAAGCATGACGTGGGAGGTGCTCAATATTAGTGCTGGCACCTGGGGTGCAGTAGCTGCTGGCAACGTCACCACATCGGGTGGTGTGAGCACGCTGAATGTGAATGCCGACGATGTGCTGAACTTCCAGACATTCCGCTGCACGGTGAAGGATGGTACTGATACTGCTAACGCCATTGTCACATTCTTCGATGCCAGCGACCCTTATGTCGTAGAGGTTTACTCACTCACTGGCGACAAAATCGTCAATGGTGCTCAGTCTACAGAGCTGTTCGCACGTCTATGGAAGGATGGCAAGGTGGTCGAAGACGGCACCGCTGTTAAGGCTGACAGCACTCACGCCTGCAAATATCAGTACAAGTGGACTAAGTACGACTCGAACGGCGTAGCAACAAACTGGAGCGGCACATCAAGTCCAGTGAATGCGTCAACAAAGCCGTATGTCACGGTGGCGAACGCTGATGTGGCAGTGAGAGGTACATTTACTTGTGAGGTGTCTAAATAGGGCACCTCACCCTATTTTCTAAAAACAAAAATATATGGCAACAATACTTGCACGTGGCTGGATAACCATTGTGGCTGTGAAAGATGGCGACAAGGGCGATAAAGGCGACAAGGGCGATAAAGGTGATAAGGGTACAGCTGGCACTGATGCTTACACTGTTGAGCTTCAAGGTGCACCTATCACCATCTCTACTTCTGATGACGGAGTACCGTCCGGCACAACATCGGGCGGCATCAACACCTATGGCTATGCTACAGTAGTGTGCCGCAAGGGTGGTGCCGTCGTGAGCGCAAGTTCTATTACTATCAAAACGCCTGTTAACTGCACGGCAAGTGTGTCAGGCACATCGGTGCGTATCAACTCCATACGCACATACAGCACCGGTAGCAATACTATGTACTACACCGATGGCTATGTCGATGTGTCGGTGGTGGTGGGTGGCAAGACGTTCGTCGTGCGCCTGACGTGGCACTTAGACTACACCAAGTATTTCGGTGGACTAAAGGCAGATGCGAAGAAGATGGAGTCAAAGTACACAGAACTGACGAATAAGGTGGACGGTATGCCACTGCAAACAAGCTCTGCACTACAACAATACTCTTCCGAGATTCTGCAGTCGGCACGCGAGATATCTCTGAAGGTGGGCTACACTCTTGCTGAGCGACGCAATCTGCTCGTTGGCTCGTTGTTCCGCAAGCAAGGCGAGGGCTGCGATCTTCTGAGGTCTAAGATATACTGCACGTCGGCGCATGAGGGTGCCAATGTGGTATTCGCGCCCGATGCCAAGATAGGCGGTGCACGATGGGGTGAAGCATCAAACTCTCGCAACATACACGTCACTAAGGGCAATACGTACACTCTGGCGTTCTGGGCACGCACGAAGTCAGCCAAAGTAGTTATTACGGGAGAGGTGGTGTGGCACAGCTCGACAACCGACACGTCGCGACCAAGTGGATATACCGGTCCGAATGGTAGTGCGAATTTAGGAGTAGCAATGATAACGCCAAGCAACGGATGGTATCTCTACCAGAAAACCTTTACTGTGGCAGCGAACGCCCCTTATGAGTGGGTTTCTGTGGCATGTGTGAAAGTGGAGGCATCTACTGCGAGTCAGCAGGTGTACATTGCCCAACCTATCCTCATTGAGGGCACAGCGGAGGATTTCGTAGGTTGGAGCGCATCGCCTGACGACTACGACTACATCGGCGGCAATCTCCTCGACAACACGCGCACGTTCACCAAAGCTGGCAATCTGATGCGCTTGGATGCCTCGGTAGTCACTAATGAGTCTTATAATAATGGCTGCTCCGTTATTTATACAGACGCAACGTCCAAGTACGTCGAGATGGCGCAATGGAGCGTGAATACCATCATCAAAAAAGACGAGGACTATATATTCTCCTTTATGGCAAAAGGTAGTGGCAACATCGACGCATACATGTGGAGTGGCTCTAATCTAAGCATATTCGCCGAAGATAGCGAGCGCGATACAACGACACAGAACGTCGATGGAGGTCGACGTTTACCTCTTACGGACGAGTGGAAGCGTCATTGGGTACACTGGCGTTCGGAGGGCACCGGCATACCTAACTACGTCCTTATCCGTTGTCTGCAAGGCAGTAAGGCGTGGGTGACGATGCCGAAGTTGGAGGTGGGTGCAACTCCTACCGACTGGATAGATTCGGCAAACGGCTATGTCGAGGACAGTGGCGCAGTAGTCAAGTTACTGCGCACTGGCTTCGACATCGAGAATGGCAAGATAACGGCAACGGCGGACAATTTTGAGGTTCGCAACAACAGCGGCGAGGTGACGGCGCGCGTGAACGAGAAAGGCTTGCTGGAGGTTGGTGCAGGTCTGTTTAGTGGTTTTGTTAAAAAGAAAAAGATAATCATTACACCAGAGAACATTGACCAATACCGAATACCCGCAGCCTCCTTAAGCGTTATGTTATTCGACTTTACTAATGCGGGCTCGTTCGTGGAGTTTCAAGGCGATTTCTTTAATTACTTTAAAACCGGTCAGGTTAACCTTATACTGCCATTCTACAACCCTAAAGATAATTTGTATAACCTTCATGGTGTGCCGACTGACGAAGCGTTACAATATGTTGGACAAACACTAATAATAAAGAATAGGGCAAACGTTACATTCGTTGTACATGGAGGAGGTACAATAAACAAAAGAGGAACAACGACCTCAACTGGAATCTTAAAAGTCAATGAAATTTCCTCAGATGAAAGACTTATCGCGACTTGCGAGGTTACGACGGCTTTTGGCAATTCTACGAGTGGTGTTAATCCCAACCGCTTAACCGCCGTAAAATGGAATGGAAATATTTATGGTTAAATATAAAGTACAACAATAGAACACAAAATAATATGAAGAAGATAGTCAATGGTGAACAGGTATGTTATTAAAAGTTATCAATAATAACAAAACAATAAATATCATGGAAGTAAAAGTAAGACGAATAGCAAAAAAGGAGGCGTACACAATAGGCAAGATGTATGTCGACGGCGCATACGTCTGCGACACGCTCGAGGATAAGGACAGAGGACTGACATCTAATATGTCGGTTGCGCAGATATGCGGAGTTAAGATTAAGGGCGAAACCGCCATACCTACTGGCAGATACCTCGTTGATATGAAGACGGTGTCGCCAAGGTTCGGAGGTCGAGCGCAGTACCAGTTCTGCAAAGGGAGACTGCCGCGACTGTGCAACACGCCTGGCTACCAAGGTGTGCTGATACACATCGGCAACACCGCGAAGGATACGGATGGCTGCATCCTCATCGGAGAAAATAAGGCGGTCGGTCAGGTGCTTAATTCAACATCAACGTTCCGTAAAGTGTACGCCATGCTGAAGGCTGCGGATGAGCGGTGTGAGCAGATTTGGATAACAATAGAGTAAGGAGGTGCAGATGGATATGGTTTTACAGATACTTTCGCTGCTTGTTAGCGGTGGCATCGTGGGGCAGCTGCTCTACTACAACTCGCGTAAGCGCAAAGAGGCAGCTGCAGCACAAAAGGAGGAGGACGCTAACGCCCTCGCCTACGCCCTACCCTTTATACACATCTTTGACAATTCTCAACATCTCACATTTGCAGAAGAAATTGTCAAGTCCTGTTTTGAAAGTTGTATATCCTGGACGTGATTGGCTGCTGTAGCCTGACCATGCTCCGAGTCTTGCAACAA